ATGAATATGTTTAATGATTTAGTTATACAATGTATTCCAGATGAATATATTAATCATACTTTTTTATTTGAAGATAATATAATTAATTCTTTAAAGAATACTAACAAAGATAATATTATAACATATCCTGATACTGACAATTTTTCCGATTATATTTATGATAATATTGAAAAATATGATAACTTATATGAATTATTAATTGATATAACTGATCCAGTAAAAAATAAATTTAAGAATTTCAAATATTCTGAATTAATTAAAAATAATTACGTTATAGCCAATAATGAAGTTTGGACTGATAGCACAGCTATATTAGTAAGAGATGATATTCTTATTTTAATAATGAATGATTTATATACTGAGAATTATGTGAATGAAAATAAAATTATAACAAAATTTAAAAATTTTTGTAAATGATAGATACAAACACAAGGTCTAAAGTTATTGACAGAAATCAAGCTATTAATATTATAACTGAAAAATGTTATAATTTCAGTCGTAATGGTATATCAATATATAGAGGTATGTTGAATAACGATGATTATTTATATATTAAACCAACAGATTATGTAAGAATATCACAAAACACCAATAACATATATACGACTATAATTGATAATTCTCCATATTGGAAAGAATATCCAAAAAGATCAAAAAGTATTGTTTGTTCAACAAATTTTTATACATCTGAACAATATGGTGATATTTATATTGTTATACCATTTAACAATTCAAATTGGGGTGTTTGTAGTAGTAATGATATTTGGGTATCTTTTGATTATATAAGAAATGTTTTAAACTTTTATAATATGGAAGATTTCAATCTTATTATAGGTAATATGATATCAAAAGAAAAATTACCAACCGATCAAAATGAACTATTAGATATTTTAAAAAATATTAATTATGAAAACATTATAATTGATAATTATTCAGATATAGAATTTAATAATCTCGAAAAAACAATATATAATTTATTAAAAGATTATAATAATTTATATGATTTATTAATAGATATAACTAAACCTGATATAAACAAATTTGAACTTATGACTTATGATAAATTAAATATTTATAAAGAATATTATGTTAATAATGAAATTTGGACAGATAGTGAATGTATATTAATTAAATATGATTTATTTAATAAATTAATAGATTCGATACCAACATTAAATGAAAATTTTAAAATAAAAAAATTTAAAAATTTTATAAAATAAATATGATAAAATCATTAGATAAAATAGGTGTTTATGGATTAGAAAAACAAGAAGCTTTTGATATAATTAAAGATAAATGTTCAGATTGGGATTATAATGATTTACCAATTTATAGGGGTTCAGATTTAGGTTATGATAATGTTTTAGTTAATCCATCAGAAAGATTAAGAACATCTGCAAATGCGAGATTTAATATTTATACAACACTAATTGATAATTCACCATTATGGAAAGATTATCCTAAACGTTCAAAAAGTTTAATATGTACATTAGATATAAAAAAATCTAAAAATTATGGAAAAAATTATAGAGTAATACCATTTGATAATTCAAAATGGGGTGTTTGTGAAAAATCTGATATATGGTTTTCATTTAACAATATTAAGAGAATTGCATTTGATGAATTTTATAATATGAATGAATTTAACTTTAAAATATTTAATTTAATTCCAAATGATTTACGATATCATGATTTTGATAAACAAGATTTAATTTTAAAAAGTTTAATTGATACAAATAAGAATAATATGAATATAAATGTTCATGTTGGGGATTTTGTTAAATATATACAAGATAATATAGATAAATATGATAATTTATATGAATTATTAGTTGATATAACAGACCCTAATAAAAATAATTTCAAATTGTTAGAATATAACACTTTAATTGGTAATTATAATAAGAGAGATGTTGAACATGAAATTTGGACTGATAGTAGTTGTATTTTAATGGCAGAAAGCAGTCTTATTGAGTTATTTTCTAAAAAGAAGAATGAAAGTTATTTAATAAAAGATTTTAACACTTTTATCAACAAATAATTTTTTTAATTAATTTATTTTTAGTATATTTGTACTATATTATTGTAGTATGAAAGAATTAAACAAAGAAAATATACAAAATTACGTTATAGAATTTTCTAAAATTTTTGGAATTGATTTTGAAGAAAAATTAAAACAAGAAAATTCAAAAGCATTACCAATAGGTGAATATTTCTTTTCCAAAGATATTTTTGGTGTATATAAACTTGCAGAAGAAAATAAATTAATTGAATCTTTAATAACTTTAAATGATGTTGTTATTGAACATGCAAGTAGCATAAGAGTAAAGGTTAATAATGAATATTTAAGAAACCTATCATCAAATTTATTAAAAATAGCTGATATTTTAGATTATTATAATCACCACAATAACATATTAATGGATCAATATGTTAATGCATATAAAGATTTTTGGTTATTTAAAGGTAATGATTTGAAAAAAGAACTTGGTAGTTTAGATATATTACCTAGAATTGATATGGCTTTAGAAAAGAATTTATTCAAAACTTATGCATATCATATTGAAAATAAGTCAATTCCTGAAAAGAACTCTAAATTTTTATTAAATCAAAATTTATATATTGTAGATTCAATAAATTCTTTTTTAAAATATGCAAAAAAAGAAAATAATGATGATATAAAAGTTACTTATATATTAAAAATAGAAGATATTATTGAATATTCATATTTTTGTTTAGTTATTCAATATAAAGGTAATGTTTGGGTTGGTACTGATAAAATCATGTTTGCAAATCCTAATAATAAATATCATAGAAGAAATCCTACACGTTCAAGAGAAGAATATTTCGAATATCTTGATTTACCTTATATTATATTAGATAATATTGATAAAATTCGTCAAGATACTAAAGTACCTGTTCCAAATGCAGGTTTTGAACTACATGTTTTAAAAATGGTAGATTTACATGTTTATCATAAAGCTTTTATGAATCAATTAGCAGCACATGTTGTTAACACTTTAAATAACGAAAATATTCAAAAAATAGCATCATATGAAGATGTTGTTTTGTCTTTACCATCAGGTGAAGATATTAGAAAAGAAAATAATTTTTCCAATAATAGATTTGATGGTGTTGAAGAAAGAATAAATGAAATAGAAAGTTTTCTAAATGAAAACTCAAAAGAATTAGCTATTATTAATAAAGATGTTGTACTAAAATCTGAACACTATGATCCTGAATGGTTAGCTACACCAGAATCATTACAAAATTTAAATAATTGGATAGCTAATGATAAAATTAGAAATGAATATGAAGAAAAACTCGATAAATTATATTCACAAGATTATAAACAAAAAGATAAATTACATAATGATTTTTCAAATATATTATCACCTTATATTAACAATATATTTCAATATGCTTTTATTGCAAATGAAGTAGTTATTATAATTCATGATAATATTTCCAAATTTGGTTCTGATAATAATACTAAAACTATTAGAATATTTAGAAATGATGAACATTTTAAATATTCAACATTATCAATAAGAGATTATGATATAAAATATCCAATTAGAAAAGGTAATTGTAAAATTTGTAATAATCACACTGAGAGTAAAAATATTATATTATCTTTTGATAGTGCAAAGCAAGTTCAATTAATGTTTGGTATGAAATGGGAAGAAATACCAGATTGGTTTAAGTTATATAAAAGTAGTGTTTTAATTCCGTATCATGGAAATTCAATTCTTGATAATGTAAATCCTTTAGCTATGATGCAAGATAATGTATCATTATCATATCAAAATGGGTTTAAAATAGGAATACATATGTGTGGATATTGTTTTAATAGACTTGTTAAACAATATAAAAAATACGATAAAGCAAACATAAATTATGATGCTGTTAATAATAAAATTATATCTATTGAAGAAAGAATTAATTAGATTTAATTAGATTTTTAATAACTGCTGGTATATCATTATCATTTTCAACTTTAAGATAAACATATTTATCATTTATATCATAAATAATACCCAAATAATCCATTTTTAAATTATTTAATGACCAAAACTCGTTTGTTTTATCAGCATCTGGAACACAAGCAAAAAACATTTTCCTATATTTATTTGGTAAATCTGATGGTGTTATTATAAAATCTTTCATTTCAAATTCATCGTAACTAACTTCATTTTTTATATCAGGTAAATCATTTGTCATATCTTCATATGTAAATTTTTTAATATTTTCATAATCTTCTTTAGATAAAGAATCTAACCAATCAAATAATTTAAAATCTTCACCATATTTTTTTCCTTTAATAACTGGACATTTGTTTATCATTTTTTTCAAACTTATAGTTTCAATATCATCAGAATTATCTTTTTTTAAATCTATACCATATAAATATAACATACCATTATTAACATCATTAGGTAAAGCTAATAAACATTTTTTAACACTATCAGATAAAGAAATTCTTTTAGTAAAATCATCTTCTATAATATTACCATCATAATCTTTATATGGTTCAGATGGAATTCTTATTCTAAAAGTCATTTTTTTATTTTTTTCATCATCAATAATATATTGTAAAGAAATATGAAAATGTTTATATAAATTTTCTAAATCTTCTATTAATATAGCATATGTTGTAATATTATTTTCTTTCGTTTTTTTAAATTTATTATAAGATTTTATCATAAAAAATGAAGTTTTTATTTATATATTAAATTTTAAATTTTTAATAATAATATATAGATAATATGAAACACATCAAAAAGTATAATGATTTTTTAGTAGAAGATTTAAATAATGTTTATGATGAATTTGATTCCTTATTAGAATTTAATTCTAATAATTTTGTTTTATTAAAAGCTAAATTAATAAATTTATTTAATAAATTAAAAGATAAAAAATCAATATTATCATTTTTAAATAAATATATACCTAAATTTTATAAATTTAATTCTAATATTGGGAAAAAATTAATATTAATTTTATTATTTTTAGCATCATCAAAAATTTCATCATCTGAAATAAAAAATCATCTTCAATTAGAAAAATATGTTGCACAATATGTAAATAAATTATTTGATATGGGTATTATGGATATTGGAGAAAATAGTATATTTTTTAACACTATGGATTTATTAGAAGATGAAACTGTAGATTTTTTAGAAAAATTATCATATAGAGAGTCAAGAAATAATTGGAAAATATCAAAAAAAGGTTATATTGGTCAATATCAATTAGGTAAATATGCATTTAAAGATATCGGAAAAGATGAAATTAAACATGATGATTTTCAAAAAAATCCTAATATATATCCAGAAATAGAACAAAATCAAGATGTTATAAAATTATTAAAGAAAAATAAAACATATTTAAAAAATTATTATAAATATATTGGACAAACTATTAATGGTATTGAAATAACTGAATCAGGTATATTAGCTGCAGCACATTTAGTTGGTCAAAAAAGTATTAAAAATTTTTTAGATTCAAATGGAAAAAAAGATAGAAAAGATGGTAATGGTACTCGTTGTTCAGATTATTTAAAATATTTTTCTGGATATACCTTAAATCTTTTAAAATAATCATTAAAATGAAATATTTAAAAACATATAACGAAAGTCTTAGGGATAAAATGAAACCTAAATCTGATGAAGAAATTTTAAAAGGTTTAAGTAATTTAACACCAAATGAATTATTATTTAAATCTACTGAAAATAATTTTTTAAAAGGTGTTAAAAAAGCAATAGAAAATGGTGTTGATATTAATGTTAAAGATAAACATGGGTGGACGGCTTTAATGTATACATCAGTTAACGGTGATAAAAAAATAGCTGAATTATTAATTCAAAATGGTGCAGATATTAATATTAGAAATTATAATGAAAATGTAGCTTTAATAATAGCTACTATGAATAATCAAAAAGAAATTATTAAATTATTAATTCAAAATGGTGCAGACATTAATATTAAAAATAGATTTGGAAGAACAGCTTTAGATTTAGCTTTTTATAAAAAATTTAATGATATAGTTGAATTACTTAAAAAATATGGTGCAACAGAATGAAATATTTAAAATTATACGAAGAATTTAAAAATAAAAATATTAATGAAAAACAAAGTTTTTCTGATAATGATTTAGAACAAATTAAACAAAATATAAATAATGAATTAAAAGAAACATATCCAAATTATGATTTACATGCATATTTTATAACAAAAAATCCAAATGAAAATAGAGTATCTGTTGTTATAAGAAAATTAGATTTTATACCATATTCAGATGAATATATTGAAGAATTATTAAATCCAAAATATGAAATAAAATTTTCAGAAGATATGATGTATAATGATAAATTTAAAGAATTAAAAGATGATATCTATAATACAATAATTTTAAATGATATGGAATTTTTTGATATTATAATAAGTCCTATATGTAAATCAAATATTGAATTATTAATTAATAAAAACAGAATAAACTAAAAATAGTACAACAGAATAAACTAAAAAGAACACAATTATTTTTTATTTTTTCTTGTTTCTTTTTTCTTTTCAATTTTCTTTATTTCATTTGATAATAAATCAGGATTTTCTCTAAACTCTTCTATCAATTGATTTATTAATTTTGTATCTGTTGGTGTAAGAACTTCGTCAATTATTTTTGGTTGTTGATCGTTTTTATCATTACCAATATTTATTTCACCTAATTCAGTTTTTAATTCTTTATAAAATTCTTTCATCCTTTTTTGTGTGTCGTATAACATTTTTATTGTTTCTCTAATTTCTTTTTGAGATGTACCAACTGCTTCGTACATATCTGGATGATTTACACCAGCATCAATTTGTGACATTAATGATATTAAAGCTCTTTTTGACATAGATAATGAAAATTTTAAATCACTTAATAAATTTGCATCATTCTGTATAATATTAAACACGTTTTTTCTTTCTATAATTTCTTCACTTAAATATAAACTGGAAAGACATGATAATGTTTCTCTACATTCATCTTTTATTTTTAATATTTCTCCTTCATAATCAAATATTTTTATTTCTAATCCCAACCCAGGTAAATCCTTTTCACTTGGAAAATAATTTTCAGGGTCTATATTTAATTCATCCGATATAGAATTTATTTGATCTTCTAATTGAGTTATACTATTATTAATTTTTTGTTTAATCTCATTATCAGCCATATTATAAATTTATTTTTATTTATATATTAAAACTTTTCAGGTTTAATTATAATTTTTTATATATAGTGTTATGAAATATTTAAAAACATATAATGAGAGTCTTCGTGACAAAATGAAACCTAAATCTGATGGAGATATTCTTAATTCTTTAAAAAATCTTCCTGATGAAAAAATACTTTCGGAATCATTAAAAAATAATTTTTTTGCTGGTATTAAATATGTTTTAGATAAAGATATTGATTTTAATTCAAATTTACAAAGTTTTAATTTAAATCGTTTATTTGATTTTTTAACAGTTATTGATAACAAAGAACAAATAAAATATGTTTTGTATAATAAAAATTTATATGGATTTTTACCTAAAGATTTTATTTATGTAGTAGAAAAATATAAATTAGGTTTACACCAAAATGAAAACAAAGATTTTGAAGTATATTTAAATGATGTATTTGATAAATTAGAAATAAAAGAACTTTTAAATATTATTGATTTTAAATTAGATTCTAAAAGTATATTTTTTTGGGAGAAAACTACTAAAACACTTACATATGATTATAATTTCTTTTTAGATTTTTTTAAAAAATATCCAATTTTTGCATATTCTTTAAAATTTTTAATAAAATATATGGTAGAAAAAAAATTAAATTTAAAAGTTGATAAAATTTAATCATCATCTTATATTTGATAAAAAACAATTTAAAAATAAACCTCTTATTAAATTTATATCTAAATATGAGATAGAAATGAGAGATAATAGTAGTTATAAATTATGATATAAATAATCATGAATATATTATAATAGAATTAGATAATAAAAATTATTATATAAAAATTTTAGTTAATTATGTTAGAGTTTATGAATTACCATTAAAATAAATAATATTATCTTATTTTTTTAATATATAAAAGAAAAATATTTATATAATATTATGAATTATGTTAATGATTACAAATATTTTAATTCCCCTGAATATTTCATTGAAAATTTTGATGAAATAGTTTTCAATTCAGCTAAGAAATTAAATGAAAGTTTAAAAGATGATTTTGAAACAGAATTAAAAGATATTAAAATAAAAAGATTAGGTGAATATGATGAGAAAAAATATAGACAATATTTAATAAAATTGTGTTTATATACATCTAAATTAGATGAATTAAATAATGATACACTAGGTGCTAAAATAATAAAAGATGGTTATTCTGGTGGTTTAATAAAAATATTTAATCATTTAATTGAAAAATGTGCAGAATATTCTATAATTGATAAATCTATTGATGAATTTAGTAAATATTTAAGCAAAGATTTATTAAAAAAATCCAAAGAAATAAAAACAGAAATAGAAAAACTTGAACAAGATAAAAATTATAATGATTATAATAGAATATTTACATTATTTGAATCTACAAAAACTGTTGTCAATAGATTTGCTGAATATAATTTGATATCTAAACATGAAGCTTTAGCAAAAAAATTTAAAATGGAAGATGTTAATAAAATTGCTAATTTAAATTATTTTTTACAAGAAGTTGTTTTACCTTTACTTTTTAGATGTTATAATATATCTTATTGGTTAAATGAAGGTGGTTATGAAAAAGTTGATTTAAAATTTCAACATCCATCAGAAGAAGAAATTGCAGAAGCTTTAAATATTTGTTTAAAAGATGTTCCTAAATCACAAATGGGTAAACTTTTATATTTTTCAGAAGGTAATGAAAAACTTGATAATAATGTTTATATTTTTTCTCTACCTGCTGGTAAAGCTTGTCCAAATGCAACAAATTGTAAAACAACAGTTGTTGTTGATGAATTTTTTAAAAAAAGCACTTTAAAAAAACTTGCTGGTAATAAATTCACATGTTATGGAGCTCAAGGTCAAAGTTTATATCCAACAAAATATTATAATGCGATGGTTAATTTTAAAATCTTAAAAGAATTATGTACTTCTGTTGAAGATAAAACAAAAGTTTTAAACACTATGGTTAACGGATTTAGTGATAATTCCATTGTTAGAGTACATGATGCTGGTGATTTTTTCTCATCCGATTATCTTTCAGCTTGGTTAAATGTAGCAGAATTACATCCTAAAATATTATTTTATGCTTACACAACCAGTATTAATTTTTTAAAAATTGTTTCTGAAAAAAGAGGTAGTTTACCTATAAATTTTGTATTTAGTGAATCAGAAGAAAATTTAACAAGATTATTCAAAAGTGATACCGAAGATATTATTAACTCAATAAAAGAAAAAGGTGTTTTAAAAACAAGAATATTATTTAACACATTTAAAGAAGCCGAAGAAAGAGGTTTAAAAATTGATATTAATGATACTCTTGCTATGAGAGGTGATATATCAGAATTTGGTTTATTAATACATGGTAATCAACAAGTTGGAGAACAAAGAATATATGCAGATAAATTTACATATTTAAATTCGTTTCCAAATAATAAACAAACTTTAATAAAACTCTATTATAAATTACCTAAAAAATATAAAGATAAAATTGATAAATTTTATGATGATAAAAATATAAACACCAGAGATAAAATCAAAAAATATATAAATGATAATTTCCAAGATATTAAAAACTATATTTTAGATAATAATATAATGCCTGATAAATTAAATATTCAAGAAATAATAGATACTGTTATTAATAAAGATAAAATTATAAATTCAGATCAAAATGATTTATTAGTAGCATATATTCAAAATGAAATACAAAAAATCTTAAATATAAATAAAGATTTAACAAAAAATGAAGTAAAAGAAATAATTAAAACCAAAGTAGAAAATGCTATGGAATTAATTTAAAATTAAAAACATATTAATTATGAAATATATTATGCTTTTTGAAGCTTATTCATCCTATCAAGAAAAAATAATGGATGATTTATTAGACAAAATTTCTAAAAATGGTGTTGATTCATTAACACCAGAAGAAAAAAATATGTTACAAAAGTTAGACACTATTGAATCACCCGAAGTTAAAAAATTATTAAATAACAATGGTGACGATGATGAAATTTTAGGTGGGTTTGATGATAAAACAGGTAAAGCTTTTTTTAGTGATGAAAACGTAATAAATAAAAAATATTTTGATTCTTCAAAAGAAATATGTTTTTTATTAAAACAAATAATTGATGATAAAGAAAATGTTATTTATATGGGTGAAATACATTTTAGAGGTATAATTTATACTGGTTATATATCTAAAAATAAAAAAACTGAATATTTTGATTATGCTTTCATTGAAGATAAAAATGGTGTTGAATTTGAACCTACTGAATATGATTTACATTATGAATTTGATGATTTAATTCAAGATGTTATTTATGATGAAAGTACAAATTCTAATATGGCTTAAATATGAAAACATATGAACAATTTAATATTGATAATAAATTTGAAAATATAATTGATTTAGATTATTTCAAATCTTTATTAAAAAATGAATTATATGGATGGACACCAGATAAAAAACAATTTTATAGAGTGTTTGAACCAAGAATAAATAAAAATAAAGATGAAATGTATTTAATTAATCCAAAAAACTTAATTAGAAAATCTAAAACAGGTGATGATTTTAATAATTATATTATGTCTATGTGGCCTAATTATCCAAAAAGATTTAATTCATCATCTTTTTTAAATGATTTTGAAACTATACAAAAATATTATGGTATGTATACTAATAATTGGAACAATAAACAAAATCTATATTACATGTTACCATTTAATAATGCAAATATTGCAATTTCTAATAATTTTGATATAAACATGAAAGATCAATTTGATAAAATATTTAAAAAATATAATATAACATTAGGTATATTTAATAAATTTTTAAAAATTATTTATAATTATATAACAAACAATACATTTGATTATGAATCAAACATGAAATTTACAGAAACATCTTTTTTTGTATTTATAAATACAGTAAACAATTTTATTAAAGAGGAAACTGTTGATAATATTATAGCATGTTTAAATAAATCTAAATATTGGAATAATTTTTATAATGATGAAAATATTAAAAAAATAATAATTGATATTAAAGAAAAAAGTTTGATTAATTTTTTAATTGATATTTTTAATCCAGAAGATAATAATTTTAATAGAATTACGTTTAGTTGGAATAATAATTACGATGATGTTTTATTTGATAAACCAAGAGAATTGTGGACTGATTCTAAATATATTTTAATGAATATTAATACATTTGAAAAAATAAAAAAAGAAAATGATTAAAAGAAGTATAAGAATAAAATATACTAATATATTATCTTTATTATATAACAAATTTGATGATACTGTAAAAATGTTAACAACAGAAAATGAATATTTAGGAACTCATTATGAAAGTAAATTTGAATGCCAAAAATGTGGAAGAATTTTTAAATTATCTATAAATAAAATATTAAATAAAAAAAATGCTTGTTCTGAATGTTCTAAACCAAAAATAAAATATGATGATGTTAAAAATTTTTTAAATAAAAAAAATATTTCAATTTTAAATATATTAGATTTGTATTCATTAGATAAACAATATAAATTTAAATGTTTAGATTGTTTTTATGAATGGACAGCTTTTTTGAGAAATATATATACAGGAAAAAAATGTTGTCCTAAATGTACCAACCATTTACATTATAATATAAATTATATTAAAAATGAATTATATTTAAATCATAATAATAAAATAGATATATTTGAAGAAACATATGAAAAAATATCAAAAAAAGCAAAATTTAAATGTAAAATATGTCAAAATGAATGGACTACAATATGTAGAAATGTAGTTAAAGGTGAAACTGGTTGTCCAAAATGTAAATTAAGTAACGGTGAAAGAAAAATAGAAAAATTTTTAACATTAAATAATATAAAATTCGAAAATCAAAAAACTTTTAAAGAATGTAGGCATATTCGTTTATTACCATTTGATTTTTATTTACCTAATTTAAATACTTGTATAGAATTTGATGGTAAACAACATTTTATACCATATAATAATATAAATATTAAAAAGTTTAATGATACACTAAGAAATGATAATATTAAAAATATATATTGTTTAAATAATAAAATTTCTTTAATAAGAATAAAATATACAGACATTAAAAATATAAATAACATTTTAAAATATAAATTAAAAATATAAAATGATTAAAGATTATAAAGATTATATTAAAGAAGTTGGAAAAGGTGCTTATGCAGCTTTTTCTGGTAATGGTGTTGAAGATGAACCACATAAATTTTGGGGTAATATAGGTGGTGGTGTTTTACCAATTTGTTTAAAAACTAAAAGAATTCTTTTACCTTTACGTTCAGAGTTTGTAAATGAACCAAATACATGGGGTATATGGGGTGGTAAACTTGATGAAGATGAAGTACAAACAGATATTCAAGATGTAGTAAGAAGAGAATTTAAAGAAGAAACTGATTATGATTGTAATTGTTTTGAACTTGTTCCAGCTTATATATTTGAAACTCCAAATAAATCTTTTAAATATTATAATTTTATTGGTTTATTTGAAAATGAATTTACTCCAAAATTAAATTGGGAAACAAAAAAATTTAAATGGGTAACTTTTGATGAATTAATTAAAATTGAACCAAAACATTTTGGTTTAAAAGGTTTACTTGAACATGATTTAGAAAAAATAAAAAATTTTGTTAAATGAAAACAAAATTAATAGATTTTTTATTAGAATATAAAAATTTAGGTTCATTATATCATATAGTGGATTTTGAAAAACTATTTTATATTTTAAAAAATAATGTAATTTCATCTAAAAATTTTTCTAATATATCATTAACAAGAAATAAAATGTTAAGTGGTTATCTTGGTGATAGTCCAGCATCTATATTTAAACTTGAAATTGATGGTGATAAATTATCAAATAATTATAAAATAATACCATATGTTTATAAATCTAATACTGATATATATTTTAATGATGAAAGAGAAGAACAAGTTAAAACATATATGATTAAAAATGCATCTAAATACATTAAAAAAATAATTATTATTAAAAGTAGGTTAGAAAGATTAAGAAAAGAAACTGCTTGGTTCACAACAGATGGTGGTTATTTTGAAAGTGGTAGAAAAAATATACCAGAATTATTAAAAGAAATAATAACTTTAATAAAAGAAAGAAATATAGAATTATATATTCAAGAAAAAAGTGTTATAAAAAAAGATGATGATTATATTAATTTTATATTAAATCACCCTATTAAGAAGATACACCATGCCTATGCCTATTATATAAGAGGTCATGAAGAAATGGAAAAATCAAAATATAGATCATTTAAAGAAGTTTCTATACCATTAAACAAAAAAAATAAAAAAATATATGAGTTAGTTGTTGGTTACAATTATGAAAACTTATATTTAATGAAAGAAAAACCAATAAATCATCCCAATATAAACACAAAAGATGTTATTGGTGATAGATATATGCAATTAAATATTTTTGATTTTGTTTATGATAATAAAGATATCATAAAAGAAACTGATGACGAAATATTAGTTAAAACAGCAAAATTGAAACATATTTTTTATGTTGACTAAATTTAAATTTTAATATATAAATATTATGATAACAAAATTTAAAATATTTGAAAGTAATCTTAATGATAATTTTTATAATTGGTTTGGTAAATCAAAAGTTGTTGATGATAACGGAAATCCTTTAATTACATATCATGGTACTGATAATGAATTTAAAGAATTTCAATATAGAATGATAGGAACTCATGGCACAGGAGAAGGAAAAGGTTTTTATTTCACAGACCAAGAAGATGTAGCAAAAGGTTATGTTAACAAAGAAGGTGGTAAATTAATTCAAGCTTACCTTAAAATAGAAAAACCATTAAATTATACTAAGAAAACAATTACAAAACCACAATTAGCAAAATTTATTAATAAATTAGATAAAGATGGTACTGGTAATTTTCTTTCAAATATTGGTGATGTTAATCATGAAGGTTATAATAATTTACTTAGAAAAGCTGTTAACGATGAATTTGAATATAATGATACTGATGTTGATATGATTCATGATATTTTAAATGTTTTTGGTGATTATCAAGAAGGTTATAAAGTTTTATATGAAACATTAGGTTATGATGGTATTATAGTCGATAGACCAGAATGGAAAAAAGAACAAAAAATATATGTTGTGTTTTTTCCAAATCATATCAAATCTGTTGATAATGTTGGAACTTTTAATATAAATAATAATAATATTTTTGAAAATAAAGATTAATATCAGACATTAAAAAATCTAAATTTTAATGTTTACTCAAATTCTGACCTTAAATCATATTATTTTTATATAACCAGAATCATATATTCTATAAATATCATTTTGTTTTAAAAAATTAATATCGTTAAATTCATTATTATTAATAAACAAATAACTATTAAATCTTTTTTTATCAATAATAAAATAACAATTAGGTTCTGTGTAAATATAATGTTTATTTTTAATATTATATAAATTCCATCCTCTATCTAAAATATTTTCATCATTTAATTTTAAATAATTTTTATTTAAAATATTTAAAATATCATTTTTTATTTTTTCATTATTATATACCCAATCATCTTCATAAACATGATACAATCTAATATTTTTATCTTCACATAATTTAGTTTTATTATAATGATAATATTTATCTTTATATAATTCATTATGCCAATATAAACCATTAAATTCAAAAGCAACACTCAATTCTGGTATATAAATATCAAGTTCTAATTTAATTACATTTTTAACATTATATAAAACACCATATTTAACATTATTTTTAATGAATTCTAATAACTCTTTTTCCATATATGATGTATTTTTACTAAACACATTATTACATTTAGTGCATATTTTATGATTATTTTTGTTTCTTAAATATAATAATTGTTTGTTTATATAAAAATCATGATTACAATTTTTATCAAACATATGTAATATATCATCATTTATATCAATAATAGAAATTATATCATTTTCATATTTTTTATAATATTCATCAGACTTATTTTTAAAAAAATCTTTTAATAAATTCATTTCTTTTTTATATGTCATATGATGTTCGAAGTTATATTTATTTAAAAACGCTTCTTTTATTTTATCTTTTACTTGTTTTGATGTTGTTGGATAAATATTACCATATTTTTCTAAATTAGTTTTATGTTTTTTATTTATAATTTCTTCACTTTGGTTATAATGTTCAATACCATATTTATTCAAACTATAATTTTTAACTTTTTCTTTAAAATCTTCAGTTTGAAAATAATAATCCACACCATATTTTTTTTTATTATTTTTTATCATTTTTTCTTTAAATTCATCAGTTTGCATAAAAAATTCTTTCCCATATTTTTGAATACAAGTTTCTTTTATTTTTTCTTTAAATTCTTTTGTTTGCATTACATTTTCTACGCCATATTTATCTAAACATGTTTTTTTAGTTTTTTCATTTCTTTTTTTAATCAAATCTTTATCATGCATTGCACAACTTGTAGAACAAAATGTTCTATACCCAATTGTGAATCTCACAAATTTCAATTCGTTTCCACATATTTTACATTTAGGAATTTCTTTGATATCATAACAATAATTATATAAAATTTGAGAAAAATATGTAATATTTAATTTATTACTTTGAATAATTTCATTGTATAAATCAGGATAATGATTTTTAAAATAAAAATCTCTTCTTTGGTTCTCAGTTAAATTATTAATAATATTTCCTTTTGTCATATTTTTATATATTATTTTTTATGGGATTAAAAATTATGACAAAATGTCATGACAAATTTTGTTGGTTTAATTTTTGTTAAATCCAAATAATTAAAATATATTTAACAAAAAATAAAAAATTTAATAAATTATGAAAAAATGTATAGGAATTGATCTTGGAACAACAACGTCTTGTGTAAGTGTATTCGAAGGAAATGAAAAAGTAGTAATCCCAAATAGTGAGGGTAAAAGAACTACACCATCAATTGTATCTTTTTTGGAAAATGGTGAAAGAAAAATTGGTGATCCAGCAAAACGTCAAGCTGTAACTAACCCGACAAATACAATTTATAGTATAAAACGTTTTATGGGTAAGAAATATAAAGATGTTGAAAACCTTAAAATGCCTTATAAAGTTAAAAGTGGTTCAAATGGAAATGCTGTTGTTGAAATTGGTGGAAGGGATTATACACCACAAGAAATTTCTGCTATGATTTTGCAGAAAATGAAGAAAACTGCCGAAGATTATTTGGGTTATGAAGTTAAAGATGCTGTTATTACAGTTCCAGCGTATTTTAATGATCAAGAAAGAAAAAGTACACAAGAAGCTGGAGAAATTGCTGGTTTGAATGTCCTTCGTATTATCAATGAACCTACTGCAGCAGCATTAGCATATGGTCTTGAACAAAAAGGTGATAAAAAAATAGTTGTCTACGATATCGGGGGTGGAACATCCGATGTTTCCATACTCGATATGGGTGATGGTGTATTTGAAGTTAAAGCAACAAAAGGTGATTCTTTACTTGGTGGTGATAATTTCGATGAAGAAATTATTAATTGGCTTGCAGAAGATTTTTATAAAGAAAATAATGTTGATTTAAGAAAAGATGCTATTGCACATCAAAGATTAAAAGAAGCTGCTGAAAAGGCTAAAATTGAATTATCAACATCAACTCAAACTGAAATTAATTTACCTTATATTATACCAATTAATGGTATTCCTATGCATTTGGTAAAAACTATTACTCGTTCACAATTTGAACAAATGATTGATAAATATTTGGATAAATTGACTAAACTTTGTGAAACAACATTGAAGGATTCTGGTTTGAACAAAGAAAATATTGATGAAGTAATTTTAGTTGGTGGTTCTACACGTATACCAGCAGTTCAAGCCGTAGTTGAAAAAGTTTTTGACAAAAAAGCAAATAAAAATGTTAATCCTGATGAAGCGGTGAGTTTGGGTGCTGCTGTTCAAGCTGCTGTTTTAACTGGTGATGTTACAGATGTTCTTCTTCTTGATGTGACTCCTTTAAATTTGTCTATAGAAACTATGGGTGGTGTATCTACGGTGATGATTGAATCGAATACTACAATTCCTGTAAGTAAATCTAATGTATTTAGTACTGCTTCTGATAATCAACCATCTGTTGAAATACATGTTTTACAAGGAAATAGACCTATGGCTAAAGATAATAAATCTTTAGGTAGATTTAATCTTGATGGAATTCCACCCGCAATGCGTGGTACACCACAAATTGAAGTAACATTCAATATTGATGCTAATGGTATTTTAGAAGTATCTGCTCATGATAAGGGAACTGGGAAAAAACAAAACATTCGTATTGATGGTTCTTCTAACCTTGATAAATCAGAAGTTGAAAGAATGAAAAAAGAAGCTGAAGAAAATGCTGAAAATGATCGTAAAGCAAAAGAAGAAATTGATAATATCAATAAAGCAGATTCATTAATTTTTTCAACTGAGAAACAGATGAAAGAAATGGAAGATAAGTTTGTTGGTAATGAAAAAGATGAACTTACATCTAAAGTTGAAGAGTTGAAAAAAGCAAAAGATTCCAAAGATTTTAGTAACATGAATAAGATATCAGAAGAACTTACTACAATTTGGAATAAGATTAGTACAAGAATTTATCAAAGTGGTAATTCTACTACTAATGATAGTGAAAATAGTAAACCAAACGATAGTGCAACGAATGTAGATTTTGAAGAAGTTAAGTAAACAAAATTATTAAATAAATCAAAAAAGGTCAGTTTAATAGCTGACCTTTTCTTTTTCTAAAAAATCCACAATTTCATTTTTTATATCTTCTATTTTATTTATTTTATATGGAATTATTAATAATTTAATATTTTTTTCTTCACATATTTTAATTTTCCTTTTATCACGTTCAATAGTTTTTAAAAATTCTTTTTTTCCACCAAATTTTTCTACTATTTCGTAATGTTGTCTACCATTATATTCTATTCCTATGTTATATTGAGGTATGAAAAAATCTAATCTTAAAGAATTATTTGAATTATTAATTTTATATTCTCTAATATATTTTATTTGGAAATTGTCTAAAATATCAGATATCTTTTTTTCTCCTTGACTTTCATTACATATTGGACACCCTCTACCCATTAAATGCGAATTTGGACTTTGTAAGAATTTTCCATGTTTTTTACAAATTATTATAACATTATTCTTATTACTAGTATAATCAACTAAAGAATAATCATATTTATCACTATGTATTTTTTTAAAATCTTCTATAATATCTAAGTTAGTTTTATTTCTATTAAGACATTTAGGACAACCTTTATTTCTTTTATGTTGATTATAAGTTTTTTTAAAAATACCATGAATTTTACATATTATTTTCAATTTTGTTTTATCATTTTCATAATCTATTAATGAATAATCGTATTTATCACCATGAATTTCTTTAAATTCTTTTATAATTTTTTCATTTGTTTTATTTCTTCCTATACATGTTGGACAATTTTGACCTTTACTATGATTATATGGTGATTGCTGAAATATACCATGAATTCTACAAATTATATTTACAAGTGTGTCACAATCTTTATATTCAACTAAACTATAATCATACCTATCACCATGTACAATTTTAAATCTTTCTAGGTATGTATTAATATTGACATTTTTATTAGCACATGTCGGGCAACCTTGTTGCTGATGTAAATGCATATCAGGTCTTTGTTCAAATACACCATGTTCTTTACAAATTATTTTAACTTTAGTTTTATTATTTTTATAATCAACTAAAGAATAATCATACCTATCACCATGAACTTTTCTTGCTTTTTCGATAAACAACAAACTTTTTTCTGATAATTCCAAAACATAATAATTATTTTTTATAAAATATTATATAACAAAATGTTAATAAAGTTTTAAAATTTTATTATTTTTATTAATATTGAATGGTTTTTAATTCAAAAAATACTATTTATGATAATAATGAACGATTTATCATTCATTTTAAATTAAACATAGACATAATCATAGACAAAGTGTCTATGTAAAAAGTAAAAAATGTGTCCAGATATATATTTTTAATTTAATCAGGACATAAATCAGGACATAAATCAGGACATAAATCAGGACATAAATCAGGACATAAATCAGGACATAAATCAGGACAAAATGTCCTTATATTTTTTAAATTATTAAAAATTAATTACTATATTTGAATAATATACTAATTCATATGAATATAATAAAATTTAAAAGTAAATATTACAAAAAAATAAATGATAACTCAATATTTGTAAATTGTTCTACATGTTCTTTATATGTAAATTCAAAATGTATTAACACAAATTTTGAAATTTTAGATTGTAGTAATGGTTATTTTATTGAAATTGATATAAAAGAAATAAGAAAACAAAAATTAGAAAAAATTAATAATAATGAAAATTATTAAATACGAAGATAAATATTATAAATTTATTGATTATCCGTTTTATGATTTTTCTTGTACTAATTGTGCATTTTGTCATGATATGTTTTGTTCTAAATATAATTGTGATGGTGGATATTATGTAGAAATTAATATAAAAGAAATTAGAAAACAAAAAATAGAAAAAATTAATAATGGAAATTGTTAAATATGAAAATAAATATTATAAATTTATAAAACATAATGAAGATACTATATGTTATATGTGTGGTTTATGTGCATTTTATGGTATGAATTGTTCTAAATTTAATTGTGATGATGGTTATTATGTAGAAATTGATATAAAAGAAATTAGAAAACAAAAATTGAGAAAAATAAACAAAGCATAAAAATGAAAAATTAATAATTTAATTTTTCCACATTTATTATTTTTAAATCATTTGGGTTAAAAATATATAAATTTTTAGCACCTGTTTCATTAATATAAGCACCATCAAAATTATTAAATTTTAACCACTCATAAAACCAAACTTCTTCTAAATAACAATAATCACCAGTAATAATTCTACTATATAATTCATCAACATCTTGATATGAATATGGTTTAACATCAATATTTTCTAAAAAAATATCCATGTATAATTTTTTACCTAATTCATAATCTTTATTATCTTTTTTAATATTATCTTCTACATAATACATTAGATTATAACCAGATGGTAATTTTTTATAATCAAAAATATTGTCAGTTAAAACTTCAATTTCATAAATATAAGGTGTTTTATAACCTGCATGTTCTTTAGCAAATTCTTTATCACTTGTTAAAAATATAGGAGCTATATAATTATAATCCAATAAAGTACCTTTTTTCAATTTAAATTCGGTAAAATATTCTTTTGAACCATGATACCATTTTTCATTGAATTTTTCGAATAATTTTACATACATAACAAAAATAAAATATTTTTTATTATATATTAAAATTAAACAAAATAATATTTTATGAATATAATAATTTATGAGTATTAGGCATGTTATATTAAGATTAAGTAAAGAATTAAAAAAAGACCAAGAATATTACTATGGTTGGAAAGCTAATATTGCTATGGCTTATATAGATTGTGAAAGATGGTATAAAGAAAAAACTGGAAAGAAGCACTTAAATAGAACAGATAAACACATTATAGCCAATAATGCTGCTGATTATTTTTTAAAATTACTAATGGATAACACAATAGAACCAAACGATAATCCAAATCAATTAAAACTTTTTTAATAAAAAACACTTATTTTCACTATTTTATGAAAATATTATATGAATAATTTTTTTATTTGTTAATATTTTTATAAATTTGTATAATAAATACAAATAAACATGTCAACAGAAGTAGAAAATAAAATTAAAATATTAGAAAGTTTTTACGAAAAAAAAAGTAAAACCTGCGGTAAATTATACATCCAAGGGGGTTTCTAAAGATGAAGCAGAAGCTGTATTTGATGTTGGTATATCATTTTTAGTTGAAATGTTTAATATTTTAGATATACCTTTATCTAAAGATAATATTAAAAGAAATTTTTGTGAATTAAATGATGAGTGTGTTGATGAAATTTGTAAAAAATTAAATATCTAAAAAATATGAAAACAAAAGAATATGTTTCAAAGTACAATCTTGATAAAGGTGTAAATTTCAACCATAACGGTTTTATTTCTGATTTAACTTTTGATTTTATAACTCTTTTAGAGGTTGGTAATTCAACAAAAAATATAAAAGGTTATGAAAATGCTGTTCGTGCCATTAGAATGAAATGGGATGCAATTAGCAATAAAACTGCAGGTGTTCTCCCTGATAAGCTTTGGAATTATTTTTATGCAAGTGTTATTGCAAAGACAAGAAATGAATTATTTCCTGATGTTATGGCACAACGTAAAAAAGATGCAGAAGAACGTGATAAAAGACGTAGGGAATATGAAGATTTCGAAAGAAGAGAATTTGGTGGGTTTGGATTTGGTAGTGGATTTTTTTGGGATTTTCTTTTAGCATCTATGATAAAAGACAATAAACCTATTGAATCTTTTAAAGTTTTAGGTTTAGATAGTGAAGCATCCACAGATGATGTTAAAAATGCATATCGACAATTATCAATGCAACATCATCCAGATAAAGGTGGTAACTCAGATAAATTTATTGAAATCACAGAAGCTAAAAACAAATGTTTGGCTTATTTATCTTAATATTTTAATGGAAAAACAATTTATATATAAAGGTGTTAAATTAGAATTAGTTCATACTAATGATAATAATCCTTGTAAAAGTTGTTTTTTTATAAACATAAAAGATTTTATATGTCGTGATAATTGTCAAATTGGTAGTGAGTTTGACTGTCAAGATAAATATTTTTTTAAAAAAGTTAGTGAAATAAAAAAAAAATTAAAAAATATTTGGAATATGAAAAAAGTATTTTTAAATGGTACATATTATTATGTAGTTGATAATCCAAATAAAGGAATTTGTCGATATTGTGCAGTTGATGGATTAATGTTAACTAATTGTTGGTTATACTGTGGTGAAGGTATATTAAAAAAAGTTAGTGATTTCAGAGAAGAAAAAATTAAAAAATTATTTAATGAAAAGTGAAGATATAATATTCATAAATAATATTGCATATATTAAAAATATGACAAAATATTGCACATGTGAAGGATGTGCTTTTTCTTTACCATCATGTATAAGACTTGGTATAACTTGCGGTAGAGATTATAACTATAAAATGTTAAAAAATATCAGAAAATTTAAAATAAATCAAATATTAAATGACTAAAAAAAATCATATAATTGTTGATGGCATTAAATATCAACTAGTAAAACAAACGATAAATGATGGAGTGTGTGAAGGTTGTTCATTTAATATTGAAGGATATAGTTGTCTTAATGTTAAAAATATTAAATGCGAATATAACACAATATATAAAAAATTATCTGATATACGTAAATCTAAAATAAAAAAAAATATTAAATGATAAAAAATAATAATATAATTATTGATGGGGTTAAATATAAATTAGTTCGACAAAAAGAATCTGAAAGTTTTTATGGTCTTTGTGGTGGTTGTTCATTAAATATTATTAATTGTATTGAAAATAAAAATGTTAAATGTACAAATGACACCGTATATAAAAAAGTATCCGAATTAAGAAAAGATAAAATAAAACAAATTTTAAAATAAATATTATGGAAAATTTAACAAGTAATCAAAAACCAAAATTTAAGCATGATTGTGACTATTGCAAATTTTTAGGTAATTTTAATGGCGCAGATTTATATTTTTGTGATAAAATTAAACAAATACCTACAGTATTAGCAAGGTTTAGTAATGAACCATCAGATTATAAATCTGGATTAATTTTTGCTAAAATGTCAATAAAAAAAGGTTTATTTGATGATCATCTTGCACAAGCTTATATGAGAGCAAAAAGTATTAATCTATTATTTTAAAAAATATATGAAAGAATTTCATTATGGTGATATTAAATTATATCTTGTAGAACAAACTTATGATGAACGTAAATCACATACATGTGGTGGTTGTTATTTTAATAATAATTCGGTATCATATTTTAAATTACTATGTATAGATGGTATGGTTTTTAAAACAAAAAAAGATTTGAGAAAAAATAAAATTGAAGAATTTTTAAGATAAATGACTACATCTATAACATACAAAGGTGTTAAATTATATTTAGTAAAACAAACTGAAGAAGAATTTAATAATAATGTTTGTGATGGCTGCTATATATTAAAAAAAAATAATTTTTGTGATAGTAATCATGTTTGTAATATTGGTATGGTTTTTAAAGATATTAAAAGTATAAGAAAAATAAAATTGAAGAAATTCTAAAATGAATAAACCAATAAAATATTATCACAATAGTATCGTATATGTTAAAACATTAAGAAATAATGATTTTTCGTGTAATTGTTGTGATTTAAATATAAATGGTTTTGTTTACTTAATACTAATGATGTTAATGTGATGTGTGGAATGAATTATATTTATAAAAAAGATATTACACAAACAAGAAAAGAAAAACTTATTAAAAAATTAAAATATATCATTATAATCTTTTAAACACATATCATTAACAGCAGAAACTACTTTTTCATAATCATTTCCATACATAGAACCACAACAGAAAGAATTTATTTCTATTAATTTATAATCACCATTGGATAATCTACATATATCCATATCAAAACAAAAATCTGGTTGATACATTTCAATTAAACTTTCTGCAAATTTAAACACATTCACATCTTCACACAATTTATCATAATAAGCTATCCAAGATTCTCTATTTTTAGAATCCATATATAAACTTCCTGATATTATTTTCTTATCTACTATAACAAGTCTATATTCTTCTTCTATATCTTGTGCTGGAGATATTAAACACAGAGTATCTAAATCAATACCACCATAAGATTTAATAAGTAAATCAAAATCTTTTTCAAAATTAATTTTAGATAAACATTGTCCAGTAAATGTTTTATATCCATTAGATGGTCTAATAAATATTTTTTCTGAATTAAAAATATTAAAAATGAAATTTTTATTTCTTAAAACATCATTCAATCCAAACATTAAATAATTATTATTTAATAAATTATCTCCATAATAACCATAATATTTAAAACATTCATAACTTTCTAACGTCAAATAAATTCCAGGATAGTATGATGTTTCTCTTAACATTTTTTTACCCAAACCCAATGAACCATGAAATATAACAATATCATCATCTTTTAATAATTTAGATAAATCTTTTTTTAAATCTGAATTCCATCTATCATTATCATATAAAATACAATTAGAACCATTTTTATTTATGGCTTCTACTAATTTATTTTCATAATCATCAAATAAATTTTTTTCTATTATCCAATTAACATTTTTCATTTATTTTATTAATTTTTTGTTTTCTATATTCTTTTAGTGATATAAACCTATCTTTATTAAAATAAAAATTTTCGTCTACATTAATTTTTATGAGGATTTTATCATCACCATATTTAAATATATCCTTAATTATATAAATTTTACCTATTTCTATTATTTTTAAAATATTATTTAATTTAGATTTTATATTTTTACTACTTAAATCTTCTTTATCGTTTAATACATTTTTATTAATTAAAACAACTTTATCTCCTATTTTAAATTTTTTATCCATGTAAAATCTTTTTAATTTTCATTTTTCTAAATTCATTTTCAGATATGAAATATTTCTTTTTAAAATTTTGAACAGGAATAAATTTATTATCATCATCTGATATAATATCAGATATTGATATAGTTTTTACATAAACACTAACAACTTTATATTTTTGATATAAATTCAATTGTATACCAAAAATTGAATTTTGTAAAGCTGGTTTTTTAATACAAACTACAATATCACCTTCTTTAAAATCCATTTATATTTTTTTTGTAAATATAATAAAATTTTTTTAATATTAACAAAAAAATATTATATTTGTATAATGAATAATAATTTTAAAATAGGGGATAAAGTTATTTGTATTAAAAATGAACCTATAAAATATGATCTTAACATGAGTAATCTAAAAATAGGTAAACATTATACTATAATAAAAATAAATTTAACAAAAACTTTTATTATGATAGATAATATTCATTCTTGGTTTAGAATAACAAATTTTTATTCAAAAAATGAAGAAAGAGTAACAAAACTTAAAAAAATATTTAAATAATGAATAATAATGTAGAAAAATTTTTATATAAACCAAACACACCATTTGGATCATATCATATTTATATAAAGGGTGATATTATAGTTTGGCGTGGTGAACAACCTTGTATAACAAGAATTACAAAACAAATAGCTGGATATAATTATAAAACTACAGCAAAATCTCATAATTCATTATATTATCAACATATAAGACTTGCAACAGATGAAGAAAAAAACATTTTAGGTGATAAAGATATATTTTTAATAAATGAAAAGAATTTAAGAAAATTAAAAATTTTAAAATTAAATTTAATTTTAAATGAATAAAAATAAATTTAAAAAAGATGATATAGTATTATGTGTTGATAATTCTGCTTATCAATATATAAAATTGTATAAAAAATATAAAATCTGTAATATTCCTGATGATATTTTTATTGTATTAATAAATGATAATAATGTACTATGTTCATATAATAAAAAAAATTTTATAACATTAAAAGATTTGAGAAAACAAAAGATTAATAAAATTTTAAATGAAATATAATTATAAAATTGGTGATAAAGTTGTTTACATTGGTGATGATGAACAACCATATTTTGAAAAATATAAAGAATACACAATTGTTGATGTAAATAATTTTGGATATCTTTGGTTTAATCATAAAGGTAATACTATACGAATAATAAAATATGTTTTTAAAACAAAAAAAGATTTGAGAAAACAAAAGATTAATAAAATTTTAGATGAATAACAATTTTAAAATAGGCGAAACGGTTGTTTGTGTATCTAATAACATTATACCAGATTCAATAGGTGAATATGATACTGAATTTCATAATGCTCTTTTATATTTAAAAAAAGGAAAAAAATATAAAATTATTGATATAAAAACAAGTGGAATAGGAAAATTAGTAAAAATAATAGAAAAATTAGATTTTTATTTCGATGAAGATAGATTTATATCATTAAAAGAATATAGAAAACTAAAATTAAATAAAATATTTAAAGATGATAATATTGATGTTGGTATGATTGAAAACATAAATAAAAAATTATAATGAAAACTAAAGAAAATTTCATAAAATTTTGGTTATCTGATTTAAAGAAACTTAAATTAGAAAAATATTCAAATTCAGTTTTTTACATAAAAGATACCAATATTGTTTTAGAATATAATATAGAAAACAATAGAGTTTATTGTTACAACCTCATTTATGAAAGATTACAATTTACCTACAATTTAACAATGATAGAAAGTAAAGAAATATTAGAAAAATCAATTAAAAAATTTCTAAATATTAAAAACATTAAAATGTCATATTTAAGTAATGAAAGAATTGATAAAATTTATATTTTTGTTGAAAGAAAACTACGAAATCTTTAGTTTCGTAGATGAATTTCAAAATTTTATTCAAATATAATAAAAATATTTAAAAAAACCATTTTTAGACCCAAAATATTTAATATATAAATTTATAAAAAAGTTCTTTGATATATTTGGTTGTGTTTTAAAATCTTAAAACACGTAAAATCAAAAAAGTAAAAATTTTAATTTAAAAAAATAGTCTGGTTGTGGAACGCAAGTTGGACTTTAAACAAAAACACGGTGAGGCGTTCTCGTTGGAGAAGTCTGTGAAACGTGAAACTGCTAAATCTTTAGTTTAGTAGTAGTTCATGATGTTGAAACTAAATTATAATCTTAATACCTATTGGATTTAAAGCATAATTAAATAATTCTACTATCAAATTTAAAAATAAAATTGGAAAAGCTGTAATTATATTAACACCAACAACAAAATAACTAATTGTCTGATTCAATTTTTCTTTATTTTCATCAGAATCAGTTCTACCTAATATTTTATTACCTTCATCTTTTAAATATAAAACAACTTCTTCTATATTTTCTTTTATATTACCAAATTTATCTTTAGCTGCTTTATATAATGTAGAAAAACCATCTATGAAACCATCTAAAACAGTACCTATTAAAAGACCGACACTATCAATATTCGGTTTTAACATTTGAATTAATTTTTCAAATTCTCCAAAATCAAATGAAAATATTTTTACTAAAGCTTTTAATAATTGTTTAAATAAATTAAATACAAAATCAACTGGAAATTTTATAATATTTATAACCATTTCTTTAATTTTTTCAGTATATGCTGAAACTGGATTTTCACCTAATTTAGATTTTAATTCGTTTTTTGCTTCTTTTAATTCTGTTTCTGTATCACTTGTATTTAAATTATTTTCAATTTTATTCATTTGTTCATCAATTTGAACTTTTTTACTTTCATAATCTTTTTTATAAGTTTCTACGTTTTCTGTTAATTTTTTATTTTCTTCTTTTAACAATTTTAATTTTTTGTTTTCTGCTACTGTTCTAATTTTTTTATTTTCTAATTTTTTTATATTATCATTATTATCTTTTAATTTTTTTTCACCATCATCTAATTTTTTCTTAGATTTATCTAAGTCAGGTTGTAATTTATCTGTTATATTATCAATATCATCTCCTATATTTTTATTAGAATTTGATATCTTATTATTTAATTCTTCTATTTTATTTTTAATATCTTTTAACTCATCATCCTCATGCTTTGGTATATTTAATTTAGAATCATCATTTAATGCTCCTTTATTATCTATTTTAGGTATTGTTAATTTAAACCCCAAGATATTAAAATCAAAAGATGGTATTGGTATATTAATTTTTGATAAAGCACCTAAAAACTTATCCATAATCCATTTAGCAGTATCAGCAAAAAACGTTTTTACTTCTTTTATAAGTTCTTTTATTTTTTTAGGTATAGATGCTAAATATTCTGCATTAGATTTTGATGTTGGATTTTTTAAAGCTTCTTTTATTTTTTTAACCAATTCTGTTAATATGAATATTTGTTGTGCAAAACTTCCAATACATTTTATTATCATTCTAATAAATGTGTCTATCAACGTAGCCAATCCAGGTTCATCCACCGTAGGAACATTATTATCTTCATAAATAATCTTCTGAATTTCTTCTTTTGATTGTTTTTCAAAATCCACTTTTATATTAAATACACTAGCAACAAACTCATCAACAAGTTTATCAACAGGAAAAGTTATACTTAATATCGAACTTATTTCAACTGGTACACCACTATAACTTGACATTAAAATTCTTTAAATTTTTTAACATTTAAATTTTCTAATTTTATAGGAAATTTTTCAGGTTCTTTTAATATTATTTTTGTTGTTTTAAATTTATTTAATTCATTATTAGATATATAATTAGTATATAATATTAATTCGTTTTCTGTTATTTTTTCTTTTATAATATTAAATACTTCATCATCTGTATTTCTAATAATTTCATTAAAAAATTGTTGTATTTTATTAGCTGTATATATATTTTGTATTTCATCATCATAGAAATAAATAGTTTTATACCAATCTTGTTTTAAAGGTACGAATTTATCTTTTTCTATTTTAATACCAATTAAATGTTCTAATAAAAGTTTTGATTTAGAAAAAGATATATTATCTCTTAATTCATATGAAAATCTATCACCAAGATAATACATTTTATTTATATCAAGATTTAATTCATTTAATTTAATTCTTAATTTATTTAAGAATTCTTGTTCACCTTCTCTATCATGTCTACCAGTAATAATACCAACATCAATCTTTTTGTTGTTTAAATCTATTATGTTTTTTAATATAATCTTTATTCTATTTATATAATTAACATCAAAAAATTCTCTAAATGAAAAACCAATATTATCTTCATCTAAATTTCTTTTCTTTTTAATTCTATCCATTAATTCTGATGGTATCCAATACCATTGGTCATTATAATTCACTTGAATATTATCTTCTTTATATAAACCACTTTTTATAAGATTAAATTCTTCTCTATCTATTTTTAATAAAGGTACATTTGGATTATCTTTTGATATAACCCAAACTTTACCTTGAATTTCCCAAAGTGTTCCATCTAAATCGAAAAAATGAATTTCTTTATTCATTAAATAATATTATGTTTTTTAATATATATTAAAAAATTAAAGCTTTAAATATGAATTTTATTAAAACATTTGAAAATTTTAATAACAATTATATTAATATTACCAGTTCAAAAGATAGAATAGTAAATGAATTATCTTATGTATATGATTTAAAAGAAAAATCTAAAGATTTATCTTTTGATATTATAGCTAAAGAAGCTATTGATGAATTTAAATCAAAAATAAATATTTTTAAAAAAATACATATATTATGGATCGAAAAAGATAAAAGTAATACAATAGCTGAATATGTTCATTCAAGTTCATTAGCTGGTGAACCAATAATATTATTATATGAAGATTCTATAATAAAAGAATTAGAAAGTCTTAATAATAAAGAAGAAATAGATGAAGAAAAAGATTTAATAATTAAAGAAACTATTTTTCATGAATTAGGTCATGCTATGGTTGATATTGATAACGTTTATATATTTAATGAAGATAGTAATGTATTACAATTTGAAGATGAAGAAGAATTTGTAGAAAATTTTTGTAGAGATTTTTATATGAGTAAAAAAGTATCTAATGATATTTTAGAATTAGCAAAACTTTTTAAAAATAAAAAATTTATAGGTTACGATAAAGATTTTAAGAAAGAAATTAATTATTAATAATTAATATATAATAAAAAATAATATTTAAAAAATGTCATTAAAAAAATTTTCTGAATTTAGTGTAAATGAAAGTAAAAAACCTAAATTTAAAGTTGGAGATACTGTTGAAGTCGTTAAAGATGATACATCTGATGATGAAAAAAGATCATTAAAAATTGGAACTAAACATACTATTAAAAGTATTGATTATATGTCTGATTGGTTAAAATTTGAAGATGATAAATATTTTCATAATCCAGAAAATTTTAAAAAAATAATTAACGAAAGTGTTAATTTAAAAAATACGAATCCAGCTTTATGGAATCAAATTCAAGTTGCTAAAAAAGTTTTAAATACTAATGATGTTATGGCTAAAGTTATGGGCGGTATGACAAAAGAAGAAGCAAGAGAATTATTAAAAAAACATAATATTAAGTTTAAAGAATCAAAAGATGAAATAAATGAACTTTTTATAGCTGATGGTGAAACTGAAAAAGATAATGATAATATTTATGTAAATAAATACAATAATAGAACACTTGTTTTACCTTTAATTCCAGATGCTATAAAAATTTTATCTGAAAATAAAAATGCTATAAAATTTACAAATAAAGACGAATTAGTTAAATTTGTAGAAAATCAAAAATATTTTTCAGCTAGTTTTTCACATTGTTTTTATGATAAAGATGAATATTTAACATGGTCTGATAGTGGAAATCAAAATTTAAGTGATGATGCTAAAAATTCTTTAATGTTATTTGAAACTGAACATGAACTTATCATGTGTTGGGATGAAAGAAATAAGATTGGTTATGTTATTCCAGCTAAACAACAATATGAAAATAGAGAAGAACAGTTAAATCATAAAATTACAATAGAAACTGATGCTTCTGGTGCAGATATTCTTATTAAAATGTTAAATCATATAAAAAGTATAGGGAATATAGGCCATAGCTTTACCATTATGGTTGATCCTGATGGTGATAAAGAATATAAAAAACCATTTGGTTGGGATGGTGATGGTAGTATGAGAATTTATGATATTAAAGATGAAGAAATTAAAGAAGAAGATATGAATGAATTTTTGAATTTATCTAACATTAAAACTGATAATAATTTAAAATTTAGTGAAAAAGTTTTTTATAATTTTTTAAATAAACCATTTTTAAATGGTATCATTTCAGATATATCAATTTATAATAGAATTGATAACCAAATATTGCAAATTGTTGTTGAAATTGATAACAATAAAGATGATAAAGATTATAAATTTTATAATTATATTATATCTGATGATATATGGGAAAATTTAGATATATCTAAATTATCAATTGAAGATAAAAAAATATTATCTGATATTACAAAAATTATAAACAAAAATACTAAATTTACAGATGTAAATAATTTTTAACATTAAAAATGTTACCAGTTGGGTAGTGCTACTACCCACTTTAGAATATATTTAATGAAAAAAGCCACCTTTTTAAGATGGCTTTTTTATTATCTAAATTTTTTATAATTAGGCATTCTAATATTAGGCATATTAGGCATTCTATATGAACTGTTGCTTTGAGATTTTTGCGTTTCTTTTTCTTGTTTTTCTCTCTCTTCTTTTTCTTTTTCATTTTTTTCATTGAGATATTTAATATATTCTTCAAATTCCCAATAAACCCAAGAATCTATTACATCAGTTCCAATACCCAACTGTGACATAAATTCAAACTTATTCTTTAGTAAAGTAACTAAGTGGGTTTGAAACAACGAAAATTCTTGATGCACCCCCAGGAAACTGCATTCCAGTGTAGACCTCCAAACTACACTCTGGACATTTCATTTTTAATTTTTCTACACCAAATTTCATTTTATCAACAGCATAATTTAAAATTTGAAATGTGTCCATATCCATATTTTGAAATTCTTTTTCTTTTGCAGCAATACCTTCATCAGATATTTTTTCTCTATCATACAATAAATATGGAATTATTTTTAAAAAAGATACATTTGGTGTTTTTTCATTAGTTACTTTTTTCTTTATATCACCAAAAAATATTTCTTGAATTCCAATTGTTGGTGGTGCAAGTTTCCATTCAACATCATTTATAACTAATTTATAAACTTTTTCAATATCATCATAAAACTTATTTAATTCTTCTGGCATTGGATAATTAACAAACGTTCTTGGTTGATTTGGACTTGGTGTTGCTCTAAATGGTATTTTAAATTCATGTTTACAATGTTCACAAACAACATCTTTTGCTAATGAATTACCTCTTTGAAACGTTAATTCTCTTATCATAAATATTAAATAAATTCTATCTGCATCTTTCACATATTTATAAGAACCAACACTACCATCAGGATGAATATACCTAACACAACTTGATAACATTTCATTCATCTTTTCAGTTATATCTAAATAATTATTATCATCTACAACTGAATAATTCTGAACTTCATTTACTTTTGCACCTCTAATTTTTATTTGAGTTCCTTTTTTATAAAAATTACCTGCTGGTAACATATCAATAGATACATTAATATATTCTAAATAATTAGAATCTTGCATATTTTGAGATTTATTAGACATTTTTTTAACATCCTTTTTAATAGATTGTATATTATCAGATGTATTATTTAGAAAATTATCTAAATATTCTTGATGTTCTTTCTCATTATTATTCATTGTTAAAATATTATTTTTTAATTATATATTATTATATAATGGTTCTATTCAAATATTTTTATTAAAAAAATATAATCAAAATATTATTGATTTACATTATTTTTAAATTTATTAATTATGTGTTTTTTATAAAATATAAAATATTATTAGATTTCTTTATATATTAATTAAAAAATATGATTTTATTCAAATTTATTAAATTTTGCTCTATTTTCTTCTTTCCATAATGGCTGTAAATTACTTAAAGCATTAACATCTGATATTAGAGAATCTTTTGACCATTTACTTACAGGTTTTATATGATCAACTTCCCATTCACCAAAATTAATCCATGACATACCTTCTTTAAATAAACTTTCTATATGATTTTTTAAGTCAGTTGCAGAATAACCTAACATATCTATTGTATGTCCTTCTTTTTTTGTTCCTAAATGTTTTATTGCTCTCCATAATATATTTCTCCATATTACTTCTTCAGGGTGTTTATCTCTATAATCTTTTTGTAAAGATTTTATATATTCTTTGTTATTCTGTCTATAAATTTTTTGTATTAATTTAGATTCTGGTTTATCTCTATAATCTTTTTTCTTTTTTAAAATTGTATCTTGATTTTTTTGATGGTATTCTTTTTTATAAGAAAGAATTTTTTCTTTATTTTTTTCATAATAAATTTTATCATAATTTTTTCTTTCTTCTTCTTTACCAATTCTTCTTATTTCCATTTCTTTACTTACACAATCTTTACATTTTGGTTGATATCTTTGTTCTCCAGTTGAAGTTTTATACTTTTTTGAGAAATTTGATATATCTTTTTCGATTTTACATTCAGAACATATTTTTCTTTCAATAATTTTTTCCATAAAATATTATTTTTTAAATATTATATACAAATAATAATCAAAAGTTTATAAAAAAATAAAAGCACCAAAAAGGTGCTTTTATAAATTATTATTTTTACTATTAAAAATAGAAATCTTCCCAATAATCAACATAAAACTTACAAGTCAAATCCATAATCGCTGCAGTATCTTCCCATACTAAATCTTCAACACCACCGAAATCGTATATCATAGCATTATGACATGTAACCCTTCTTATAACTTCACCTTGTTTATCATGTTGGTAAATAATAACATCACCTGTCATATTTCTTTTATATGATGTAGAACCATCCTCATTATTCCATGCAAGATCGTACCAATCTTTCATCATCCTAAAATTGAAAATTTGTTTCTGTTCATTTTGATTTAAATTTAATTTGATTGTTAAATCTTCAAATGATGTTGATTCTGGCATCATAGTGAACAATCTCGTTGAATATTTAAATCTCTGTTGTGCTTTACCTAAAGATGGATATTTTGGCATGTTTATTTCGGTTGTATTCTCCAATAACAAATGAGTTGCATTTGGATGTAAAGCTTGAATTGCAGCAGGTAATATTATATCAACTTCATATAAATTTTTATGAATAACTTCCCATTTATTCATATGTGAGTCAACGTTTGTGAAATGTGGTAATCCCATTTTTATTTGATTATTTTTTAAAAATTAATTTATTTCCTTTGTAATAATATATATTAATAATCAAAATTCATTTTTTTCAAAATAATCAATTAATTTTTCTTCTACATTATCAGTATATTTAATTCTCAATAAGAATATATTATTTATTAAGCAATAATTATTTTTTATAATATCTCTTTTTTTAATATTATCATATCCTTTTTTTCCACCAAAATTTTTAACTTCTTTAAAATGTTGCACACCATCATATTCTATACATAAATTATAATCTGGTAAATAAAAATCAAAAACTAATTTTCTAATATTTTTACAATCTTCAAACTTATTTTGATATACATATTTAATATTATGTTTTTCTAAATAATTAATAATTTTTATTTCGCCTTTAGATGTTTTACATTTTTCGCACCCATTTCCTTTTAGATGATTTATTGGTGTTTGTTTAAATTCACCATGTTTAGGACACAATATTATTACTTTTGATGAATTATTTATATAATCAACTAAAGAATAATTATATTTATCGCCATGTATTAATTTAGATTTTATTATAAATTCTTCTTTTGTTAAAGTTTGTTGTTCAATTTTACATTTAGGACATCCTTGTTTTAAAGATACATGATGTGCAGGTCTTTGTTCAAAAACTCCATGTTTAGGACATATTATTTTTAATTCTGTTTTCCAATTAACATATACTGATAATGAATAATCATATTTATCGCCATGTACAATTTTTGAATCTTCTATAAATTTATCAATCGTTTTTGTTCTTTTTAACAAATAACATTTTTTACAACCACCTTTTTTATAAATATGTTCTGATGCTAATATAGTAAATTTACCATGTATTGGACAAATTATATCAACATATTTATCAACTTTTTTAATTAAACTATAATCATATTTATCACCATGTGTAATTCTTGCTTTATTAATAAATGTTTCAACAGTCATAAATTATAAAAAATATCTTTTAATTTTTCTATTATATTTTCATTATACATGATTCTTATTAATTTAATATTATTATCTAAACAAAATTTGTTTTTTATTTCATCTCTTTTTTTAATTTTCATAAATTCTTTTTCACCACCAAAATAATCTGAATTTTCAAAATGCTGTCTTCCATCAAATTCAATGCACATGTTATATTTTTTTATATAAAAATCAAAATATAAATTTTTAGTATTTATACAATTTTTAAACTTTTTTTGAATTTCAAATTCTATATTATTTTCTTTTAAATAAGAAAAAATAATTTTCTCACCTCTACTTTTTTTACATATAGGACAACCTGCACCATTTAAATGATCATTTGGTATTTGAATAAAATCTCCATGTTTAGGACATATTATAATAACTTTAGTCTTATTTGTTTTATAATCCACATTATCATAAGAATAAAAATTATTATGTATTTTATTAGCTTTTTCAATAAAACTATTTTTATCTAAATATTTTTCTGAACATTTTTTACAACCATATTTTAAATGGTTTTGAATGGATTGTTTAAATATACCATGAATAGGACAAATAATATTAATTATAGATTTTTCATTTTTAAAATTTATGAATAAACTATAATTAAATTTATTATTATGTACAATATTAAATTTTTTTATTAATTCTTTTACTGTTTTTTGTTTATTATTACAATGTGGACAACCTTTTTTATAAATTAATAATTTTTTAGGTGTTTGTTCAAACACACCATGTATTTTACATATTACTTTAACTTTATTATTATATCCAGAATAATTAATTAAATCTATTAAATATTTATCTTCATAAATATTTTTAAATTTTATAATAAATTCTTTTGTTGTTAATTTATACATAAATAAAAATTTCACATTTTAAATTATATAGTTAAATGTTTTAATTTTGTTTTATATTAATAAAACAAAAAAGTCCAATGAAACATTGGACTTTTTTATTTTTATAAACTTAATATTAAGCAGCAAAACCACTTGAAGAAATTTTACCAACACCTAATATTGTAATATTATTAATAATCATACCCATACCTTTAACGATTTCAACATAAGTATCCAATACACCTTTTTGTGTGTCAATAATTTCAGATGTATTATTAGTTTCATCCATAATGTTTCTAAAATCATACAAAGCACCAGCATCCATATATTCTTTACAGATTTTATCTGCTCTATATTTAATTTCAGCACGAACAGAAGGTGTATTAAATCTCCACTGATATCTTAACAACATATCATAAAGGTCGTTTTCAAGTTCAATAAGAACTTCTCTACTATGAATATAACTTAATGATGTTGTTGGATTAACTTGTGCTGTACTTTCTGAATTGATATAGTAACCGCTTCTAATATCACGAACAATTGGATTAGCGTTCATTTGATATAAAAATTCTAAATCTTCATTAGTAAAGTCCATTTCAGTTCCACTTATAGAAACACCACCGTTTTGTAAACCTGCTGCAATAGTCCAAGGTTGTATACCAGCAACAGTTGATATATGTTTCTGCATGTATGTTGTTGCAACAAAAGCTGCAGGTGGAACCATTTTTTCATCACCATCAGTATTGTTCTTAACATATGGGAAAAAATAACCAACACATGTTTCACCAACTCCAATACCAAAACTGTATAAAAATGATGGATTTTTATTTTCATCTCCACCATTCATAACATACTCTAAATTTAATGAACCATCATCATTAACAAAACTTGGATTATTAGATTTTCTAAACATTCTTGCAGATGGCATATTTAAGAAACCTAAACAATTTAATTTTTTACCACAAAGTGACATAAATTCTTGTTTAGAATTTTCTATTAAACCTAAACCAAATGAATCAACCAAATATCTCCAAGATATTTTATTTTTATTTACTAAACCTTTTGCTAAAGAACTTGTTGCATTAACACCTATTACACTTAAAATATCAGCTTGTCTTGTTTCAGTACCGTTAGGAATTGAATCAATATGAATTTTAAATGGTGTTAATGATACGCCTTTATAATCAGTTACATAAATATCAATTGAAGGATATACAGTTGTTATATAATCTGTATTACCTGAAAGATCATTATCTTCTACTTTTATTGGTGCATCTGTATAAAGAATTTTATAATTAGAATTAGCTGGATCAATAGTAGTTTTAACAATTCTTGTCATTCTTCTTGGTTTTTTCTCACCAGATTCCACATCAACATCAGTTTCATCAACATAAGCTTCTAAATAAGAACCTTTACTAACTTCTGGATATCTATTTTTATCAACACTAACTTGTGTTATTTTAGTAAAATCTGTTGTTGATAAAGGTAATTCAATTTCAAGAGTTTGTTTCCAATTATTTCTCTCTGAATATATAATTAATTTTGATTCATATCCACTTGTCCAAGTTGATGTTGTTATTAAACCTGCTGTTTGATCTTTACTACCTCTAAAATCAACAGTTAAAATACCATTAGCATCTAAGAAAGGTCTAACATAAACTCTTGTAGCACCACTTGCTGATGGATCAACATTATCAACAACAAAATAATCTAATGAATTAATAACACCATCATAGAAATTTTGATAGAATGTTGAATATTTAGCAACAGTACCCATAATTCTTCCACCTATTGTTGTAGTACCAACATTATTCTGAGTTTTCATACTATTAGTTGTATTAGTTAAATAAAACTCATTATCTACATAATAAATTAACAAACCTGTTATATCATAATTAGCTGCACTATCAACATATAAACTAATTTTACAATTAGATGTTGCTGTGGAATCTGAAATTTGATAATTTGTACCAATTTCATATTTATCTTGTGTTGAATTATTTATAATAACAGCTTTACCACCTTCTATATTTAAAGCAAGTTCATCAAATATTTTATAATATCTTAATGATTTATAATCTGTTAAATCTTTAGTTCCATATGTTTCATAAAATTCAATAGTTATTTTATTTAAATCAGAAACTATATTCATACCAAGTATACCAGTAGAACCTGTTTGTAATGGCATATAACCAGAATCATCAACAGTTACACCCGTATAAAATAATGACGTAACACCAGTATTTTTTTCAACTAAAACATAACCTAAATGAATAGTATCTTCATTATTAACACTATAATTTGGTAATGTAAATACACCAGATGTAGGTAATTCATAACCTTTTAACACTTGAATTTTTGTATTATCTGTTGTTAAATATAATTGATCTACTCTTCTTGTATTATCTGTTATATCATCAAGAACTATATTATATGCTGATGTTCCAGTTAAAGCAAATGTTATTTTATTACCACCTAATACATAATAAGATGATGACGAATCTACAGAAAAAGATATAGTTTGACCAGAAACACTTGTATATGTTAAACCATATGTTATCCAATTTGTATAAGTACCTGTTCTTTGATCAACTGAACCAAAATCAGGTGTAAAACTAAAAACGTTAGCAGCACTATCTAAATATTTTTGTGTATATGTGATAGCTTCTGTTAAAGTTTCTTTATATGATAAAAATTCTATTTCATCAATTTCTGAACCAACTAATGTATTACCAAGTAAGTCAATTTTACCTTCTTGAAAATCTGCTGCATATAAAACATCTTCGTTAAATGCACAGAATAAACCAGTTTTATCAGTATCATTATTAATAACATTTTTAATATACATATCTCTACCATCTTTATCTCTAAATTTAGGTATTAAACATGCATCATAATTTGCTACAACAGTAACATTTTTTTCATTAACAAAATCTTCTACTTTTTCTTTAATAAGACCTGTTGATGTAAAATATCTACTCCATGTAGTATCAACACTTAATGTATTATAATCAGTCCAATCACCAGCTAAAATTAATACATCTACCATATAATCAGAAATATAATCTTTAGGATCAATATATGAAGGTACATTAACTGAACCAACATACCAATTTTCTGCTGTTACATCAAAACCTGTAATAGAAGATTTAAATAAAAACACAGTGATTGTTTTATCACCCATATTAGTTAAATGTAATAATCTATCATTTTCAGGTGTTGGATCATTAACTAAATCCATAAAAGATTCTGAATCTCTTGTCCAAAAATCTTGTCTATTAAAAAATCTTTCATAAGCATCTTGTTTTAATGTACCATTTTTATACATAGCTGATACTGAAATAGATTTCCAATTTAACTTATCTCTTGTTGGATCAGTTTTTAATAGATTCAAAGCCCAAATTGGGCCAGATTTTAACATTTGTAATGATGTTCTGTGAAAAAACGAACCTTTATTTTCAAGTTGTTTATCTAATGTTCCAAATATTTTTTCAAAATCGACTGTGTTATCAATATATACAGGATTATTAACTGGTCCCTTTTTTGAAAATCCAGGAACTAAATTAATTAACACATCTTGAATAGGTAATTCAACTAATGAGTTGTCAATTTCTTCGATGAAAATACCTGGTCTTTTGTACTTACCTAAATCCTTGATTGGCATATTTATTTAATTTATTTTTTATTTTTACTTATTTATATATTAATATAATTCTTTACTTTTTTGTAAAAAATCATTAATATTCTTTTTGTTTTTATATATTAAAAAAGCAAAATGTATTTTTTTTATATTTTATTTATTATTATATTTGTGACAATTTTCATTATTATGGATAATTTAGATAAAGATATAGAAAGAATTAAAGTTTCAAGAATGAAACCAGAAGAACGTTATGTTTACAAAATTTTTAAAAATTTAAAAGTAAATATAGAAACTAAACAATCTTCTATAATTTATTATCATGTAGAAACTTCAATATTATTTATGTATGATAAAGACCAAAATATTTTTTGGTGTAATTTTTATTTTTTTTGGGATAATATAGAAAATAGATTTAACATAAATTATGAAGATATACAAAAACTTGTTTATAAATATATTTGTGTACCATTAAATATTAAAAAAGATGTTGGTATTGATATAATGTATCATAATATGAAAAATAAATATTATGATAAATAAAAACAATCTTTAATTAGTAAAATATGGATGAAATTGATAAACAAATAAAGAAAATTAAATTATCACGTTTAAGTCCAGATGAAAGATTTATTTATAATAATATTAAAGGGTGTAAAAAACTTAAATCTAAAAAAAGATTAATATTTGTAAAAAATCAAAAAATTTATTTTGAATATATTGAAGAAACTAATGAATTATATTATAATGAATATGAAATCACCAAACCATTCAAATATCTTGTAGTTAGTATTGATAATAATGTGTTTGAGGATGCTATAAAAAAAGTTATTAGAACTTGTTTGAATTTTAAAGAATATAATTCAAAAACAATATTAAAAACACGTTATTTTTGGAATGAAAAAATATTATAATTTATTTTTTCAATTCATTTAAATGATTATGAAAAATATTTTCAACTTCCATTCTATATTTAACAGGAAACATTATAGAATCATGAACAGTAACTATTCTAACATCTGGATATAGTGCCATAATTTCATATATTACTACATTAAATAAAAAATCACTTTCCATCCTTTGTAACTTATGACTTAATGTTTTATGGCTACCATTTTTCTTTTTATATGATACAATAAAATCAAAAACTTCTGGATAATGTTCTTTAAACATTCTATTTATTTTAGTATCTTGATTTGTTCCAAATAAAACTTTATAAATGAATTTTTTTGAAGTATCTCTATCTTTGATATATTTACTTTCTTTTCCTTTAAAATCATCATAAAAAATGTTATTATTAACTAATCCAATAAAATTAATTAGTCCTTGTGGCATTTGTTTATCTTTATATTCATTTTTCATTAAAATAGTTAAGAAGAATGGTTGTGAATTCTGTATATCTAATTCAAAAACATCGCTATTATCAATTTTTAAAAAATTTTGTCTTATATATTTTTTCAAAATAGTAAAATTTGTATGAAATCTACCGTAACCATCAAATTTAAAAAATATTTCTTTATTATCAATATTTGTTATAGATAAGAAATTTTTTATAAAAGATTCAGATGTTATATTATTTTTTATACTGAGTAAATATTTTAATGATTTTTGACAATCTAAACTAACAAAATCTAAATCTCTAACTAATTTTTCTCTAACTTCTTTTAATATTGTAGTATCTAATAAACTTGTAAATGTTGTTTCTAATTTTCTTGAATCAATTTTTTTTCTTAAAAATTTATCATAAAAATAATATCTTTTAATTTTTTCGCCTCTTATAAAATCTAAATTTAATTTATATCTTCTTGATGTTTTACCTACTTGTTTATTTGCTATAAGTTTTATTACACCTTCATCAATTAAAAATTCAATATATCTTGCATAATGTTTACCATACATTTGTTGTAGAACAGTTGTCCAAATTTTAAATTTTTGTTCTCCAGTTGATGTATATTTAAATATTATTTCATTAAGAATATGAGCTATGTATGCTGTTTTTAACTTAAACCCTTTATGATATATAAATTTCTCAGATACCATAAATTCCAGCTTTTTTGGAATAAAACAATAAATCCTAAAATTATTAAAATTATTTTCTGTCATAAAAGTTGAATTTTATGATTATAGTCAAAAAACATATCGAAGTTTGAAAAAAGGTACAGAATAATGATATATATAATTTATTATTTATTTATATTATTATATTTTTTCTTTATTTTATCTAAAATTACATTATCTATATTATCTTTATATTTAATAAAATCAATATATTTAAAATTATTTTGTTTTATGAATTCAAACATTATTATTAAAAAAGATATAAAATTCCTTGTATCTTTAAATATATCTAAATAATAAATATCTTTTTTTTCTATTTTCTTATAAAGTTCTAATATTGTAAGTATTGTTAATCTTATATTTTCAATTAAATTTTCATTAAATTCTCCCATTATATCTTTTTTTAATAATCTTATAACATCTTCTCTTTCGTTTAGTATTGAACATAATGCTATTAATGTATATCTTACTATATAATCTTTATTTAATTTTTCTGTAAATTCATTATAAAATAAAAGAGATATTATTGGAAATATATTTTTTATTGTCAATGAATATTGATTAATAAAATAATATTTATATCTGTTCATGTAATAATTGTACTGTTTATCATACTTTTCTGTAAAAATGTCGTATAAAAATTGATTATATGTTTTCAAAACTTAATATTATTTTTAATATATATATTAACTTTTAATTATATAAGTTATAAATGAAAAACATTTTAAATATAAAAAAACATATTAATTTTTTAAAATTAAAATATCCAGAAATCTATTCAGGAAGTATAAAGGTATTATATGAAAATTATGTTCTTGTTCCAAATGATGTTCCTTTAGATAAATTAGAACATTTATTTTCAATGTTTGGTAAATCTAATACTAAAAAATTATATTATATTTTAATAGAATTAATTCAGAATATATTAAGACATAAAGATGATGAACAAGAAAAATCTATTTTAATAATTCATAAAAAAGATGATATTATAACATTTACTACTGGTAATATAGTTTCTAATGATAGAATTAAGAAATTAACCAATAGTGTAGATTATATTAATTCTTTAGATAGAGAAGGATTAATAGATTTATATATGGATGTTCTTAATAATAAAGGTTTTAGTGAAAAAGGTGGTGCTGGTTTAGGTTTAATTGAAATTTCTAAGAAAATAAATACAAAAATAATTTATGTAATTAAGAAAATTAATGAAAAATATTCTTATATTTATATAATTATTAATTACAAAATTTTATAATATGTCATTATTTGTTGTTGATGTTGAAACTGATGGTGGTTTAATATCAGAAAATAGTATGGTTTGTTTTGGTGCTGTTAAAGTTGATGAAAAATTAGATAAAACTTTTTATGGTCAAATTAAACCAATAAGTGATTCATATAATCCAGAAGCTCTTAAAATAAGTGGATTTAGTAGAGAAGAACATATTAAATTTGATGAACCAACTATTGTTATGAATAATTTTGCTATATGGTTAAAAGAAAATAGTGTTAGTAATCCCATATTAATATCTGATAATAATGGTTATGATGCATCTTGGATAAATTATTATTTTTTAAAATTTTATGGTAGTAATCCATTTGGGTGGTCAAGTAGAAGAATTGGTGATTTATTTTGTGGAGCAGAACAAAATTTATATTATAGATGGAAAAAATATAGAAAAACTTCTCATAGTCACAATCCAGTTGATGATGCTAAAGGAAACGCAGAAGCTTTATTATATTTTTTTGAAAAATACAATATGAAAATACCTAAATAATTTAAAAAATGAGAGATAATTTAATAATAATAGATCATTTTGATTTAATAAATATTAAAAAATCAAAATATAATAAAGAACAATTATCTAAAACTTTTGATATGATAAATAAAATCAATAAAAGAATGAAACGAATTGAAAAAATTAAAGAAATTTTTAAAGATGATGAATAAACAAAAAAATAAGAAACAAAATAAAAAAGTAAATATTAATATGGATTTTACATCATTATATCCACATATGGTTGAAACGGTTGTAAATGATGATTTTTTTAAAAAAATTAAAAAGATACAACGAACTCGAAAAATAAAAGAAATTTTTGATGACAAAGTTGATTTTTAATATGAAAATGGTATAAATAGTTGGTAATAATTTAAAAATTTTTTATTATGAATGTAAATTACGGAAAAACAGAAGAATATAAATTTAGTCTTGATTTAGAAAGATTAAATTGGTTATCTGATAGAACCAATCGTTCAAAAGGACAAACACAATTTCTTTTTCAATTGGTTGATGGTGATTTTGAAAAATTAAAAGAATTGGAAATGAAAATAAAAAATACACACTCTTTTTATTGTCCAGGTGATACCTCAGAAGTTGAAAAACTTCTTAATGAAAAAACTGATAATGAATGGTTTAAATTATAATTTTTTTATTTAAATAAAAATTATTATATTTGTATCATTAATCAATAAAAAATAAAACTATGGCACGAAGAAAAATTGTTTATATTCCTTATACAAAGGATGAAGTTCAAGAAAGAATTTCAAAGTTTGATATCAGACATGAAGGATTGATTGTATCAACATTTTATGATGGTAGAATTATTTCCAACGTGGAAGTAAGTGAAAAGTATTGGTCGTTTGACTTCAAAAATTTTGCAAAGGATATTATTGAGAAAATCAATGATTATTTTGTACCTGAAACTTATACTTTAAGAATTAACAAAGGAGCTCAGGAAATTCGACTTGTTGGAGAATCAGTTACTATAAAAGATGATGAATATTTCAAGGTGTTTAATCTTGTAAATTCATCTGATAAAACTCGTTGTTTGCAGATGAACATTGGTCTTGTTCATAGAAAAACTGGAACTTATTATGTTCTTGCTGTTGAAAATGAAAATGCCTCAGTATCTGGTAAACATTTTTTCAAATCTTTGCCTACAAAATTAGAAGAATTTTTTCAAGTTCTTCCTGAGTTTAATGTTATAATCGACAAGCAGGTTTCTTTGTTGAATACTTTATCAGAAAAGAAAATTTCTTTGAAAAATCTTTATAAGAAACTTATTCGTATTGATGAAGATGGTGTTGTTTTACCAAGTGATGTTTTGAGAATTCGTATGTTTGTAAAAAATTTGAAAAATGCAGGTATTGAATTTGTATCAGAAGAAGTATCACAACATTTGAATTTGTTAACACACTATCAGGATTTTTATAACAGTAATTATGATCTTGAAGTTAATGCAAAAGATGTTATGGATGTTTTTGTTTCAATGTATAAGAATTATGATAGTACAACTATTGAAAGAGAAACAAGAAGAATTTATAACGCTTTAATGGAAGCTTAAAAGTTTTTATAATATCATAAAATTGAAAAATGGTTTATTTCCAAAAGAGATAAACCATTTTTTTATTATAAATAATATAATTTTTGTTGTTTAATAAAAATTTTTATACTATATTTAACAACATAAAATTATAAACATAAAAAAAATCCTAAAAACTTATGAATAACTTTTCTCAGTCTTGGCTATTTAATGATTATTGTATTAATAGGTTGTGTAACGATTTTAAAAGAGTAAAAGAAAATGATAAAATAAAAATATACTTTGATAATTATTTAGTATTAACTTCTGATAATGTAGATAAACCTTTGTTTTTCGAAACAGATATATTTAAAGAGTTTATATTGAATATTCACAATTATATAGAGAATCCTTTATTTTTAACATTAAAAGTTAAAGATTCTTGTGTTGATTTAGGTATTATTTTTGATGATATAACTGTAAATAATGAGAAGTATTTTAAATATTTCTTAATATCCGATTCTATTGATAATAAGATAGCACTCCAAACTAATATATGTTTATTACATCAAAATACTAATAACATTTTTATTGTTAATGATAATATTGAAAATGTTACTAATAAATGGAAATTTAGTAATAAATCATTTAGTGAAAGAATAAATAATTTTAATGAATCTTTTTCTAACATTGATAATGTTGTAACAAAATATGTAGATTTATTACATAAAACATATAATATTAAAACTTCATATAAAAAATTTGTGGAAAAAATTATAGAATATGAAGATAATAAAAAAATAAAATCAAATTTAAGATATAATGTAGTTAGGTTAAATAAAAATATAAAAAATAATTTTGTTCAAGAAGAAGATATTAAAACAGCATTAAGTAAACCAGAAACGTTTTTATCATCAAATTTAGATATTACAATCAATTCAAATAAATTATTTCATTCCTACATTAATTTATTTCAAGAATATAATATTGTTACTATAACAAGAGAAAGTAATAGAGCAATAAAAAATATATTTGAAATTTTAGATGAATCAAATATTAAAAATAAGTATGAACATATTTTTGAAGTTAAAACTGGTATTAATTTTCAAAGATTTTATGCTAATCATTTTAACAAATTAACATGGTTTTTATCTAAATATACTAATGATATTGAAAAGGCACAAGATTTCGCTAATGAAGCTTTTATACAAGGTTTAGATAAAATAAATACATATGATCCAAATAAATCAAAAATACATACTTGGATTTATAGAATAGGTGAAAATTTAGTAAGAAAAAATTATAAAGATGAACAAAAATTATCAACAATATCTTTTGATAAATCCACTAAAGATGATTTAAACCTTTTAAATGTATTTTATGATAAAAGTGATAATTCAGAAGAATTGAAAAATGAACTATATATCAAAAAAGCTGAAATTCTTAAAGATACTATCTATAATTTACCAGAAAAATATGAAAAATATAGAACAGTATTGATTATGAGAGAAATTGAAGAAATGCAATATAAAGATATATCTGAACAATTAAATATAAATTTATCAACAATAAAATCTCAAATATCAAAAGGTAGAAAAATAGTTATCAAAAGAGTTGAAAAAATATTTGAAAAATTAGATAAAGAAGAAACAATAGATATATAAAATATTGAATTTAAGATAATTATCTAAAAATAGCAACTTTTCAGTATTTTTAAACTATATATAACATAAAATGATTTCTAAAAAAGACATAAAAAATGAAAAAATTCTATTAAATAGTATATTAAATTAATATCTATTAATCAGATAGTTACCATGTGAAATAGTATCTTAAAAAATAAAAAAGGATATTATTTCACATTTTGTTTATAATGCGTGTTTATTGGTTGTTGTGTGGTTAACTATCATAAAAAATAAATTATAATTATGAAAAATGAAAAAACTTTAAAAAGAAAAAATATTAATTATTATAAATTATTAATTAATATTCTAGCTGTTTTTGGTGTTATATCTATATTCATGTTTAGTTTTTCTGGTGTTAATTTCAAAAAAGAAAATTTTGAAATTTATGATATGAATAAAGATATTATATGTGAATTAAAAAAATTAAACAAAAAAAGTGAGGAATTAAATGAAATTATTAATCAATTAATAGAAGAAGATAATGGATTATATAGAAAAATGATGAATTTTAATAATATAGTAGAATATCCAAATAGTTATGTTATAGGTATAGAAAATGTAAATGATGTATATAAATTAAAAGAAAAATATTTTATTTTAAATGAATCAATTGAAGATGAATTATTGTCAAGACAAAAAATTAAAAATAATTTAAAAAATAATAATATAAAATATTTTAATAAAATACCTATTATACAACCGATATCAAATGTTGATTTAATTTGTATATCATCACCATATGGTGTAAGATATCATCCTTTTTACAAAACAGCTATACACCATGATGGTATAGATTTATCTGCAGAAGTTGGAACAAATATTATTTCTACTGCAGATGGTGTTGTAGAAAAAATTGTTTATTCTTTACATGGATATGGTAATAAGGTTGTAATTAATCATAATAATGGGTATAAAACATTATATGCACATTTGGATTATATTAAAGTTAAGAAAGGTCAAAAAGTAAAACAAGGACAATCTATTGGAAAAGTTGGTAATAGTGGTATGTCAAGTGGGCCACATTTACATTATGAGATTCATTATAATAATAAAACTGAAAATCCTATGTCTTATTTTCAAACACATTTAACACCAGAGGATAGTTCAGGTTTGATGATAACATATAAACCAAAATAATTTAGAAATGAAGTTAAAATCTGATAGTATATTAAAATATTTTAATAAAACTAATAAAAAATATTTATTTATACATAAAGAATATGATGATTTATATTTTGATTTTTTAACATTTGATGAATATATTAATTTTATGAATGAATTATATTTAAATCATTTATATTATATTTATGAAAAAAGTTCTATTAAAAATTCGTTATGTGAATTTATTGATGATACATATATAGAAAGATTTGGTTTTGTTGAAGTTATTTATGATATAGTAGGTTATCAATTATATTGGTTTTATTCATTATATAATGAAGAATATTATGATTCAAAAATATTAAAAAATATAGAATTATTTGATGATAATAATATGTTATCAATAATTGAAAATAATCATAAAAATATAATTTTAGGTAAAATGAATTCTTATATTAGAAATAGAAAACTTGAAAAAATAATTTAAATTTATGTGTATAAGAGTTTGTAAATTAACAGAAGAATATGATGTGGATATATGTAGACCATCAAAATGGGGTAATCCATATAGTCATTTAAGTTTTTCAACAGCTTTATATAAAGTTGATACAGTTGAAGAAGCTGTTGAAAAATTTGAAGAATATTTGATTAAAAATAAAGATTTGATGGAATCACTTCATGAATTAAAACGTAAAAGACTTGGATGTGTATGTAAAAAGAGTAGTATTTGTCATGGTGACATTATAGTAAAATATGTTAATAAATTAGAATATAAAGATGAAATGAAAAATTTATTTGAATAATTTTTAAATTATTCTTTAGCACCATATTTTTTTAATAATTCAATTATTTCTTTGTATTCTTTTATTAAAGCTTTGTATTTTTTTAATGAAGCATAGTATAAAGCTGTATAACCAAATTTATTTGTTATGTTAATATCAGCACCATGTTTTAATAATAATTCAACTATTTCTTTATAACCTTTATTTGATGCTGACATTAAAGCTGTTTCACCATTAAATATTTTTTTATTAACATCAGCACCATTTTTAAGAAGAATTTCAACAATATCTTTATGACCATGATTTGAAGCAAATATTAAAGCTGTCCAACCATTTACATCTTGAATATTAATATCAGCACCATTTTTAAGAAGAATTTCAACAATATTTTTATATCCATATATAGAAGCATATAATAAAGCTGTTCTATTATAATCACGTTCATTTTTTTTATTTATATTAACACCTCTTTCTAAAGCTTTTTTAACACCATTTACATAATTATTTTTAATAGATGTTAATAGCATTTCTTCTGGTGATAACTTACCTAAATCTTTCAAAATTTCTTCATCACTTTTTGGTTTCATTTTATCTCTTAGTGATTCGTTATATGATTTTAAATATTTCAACACATATAATTTTATTTTTTAAAGACTTAAATATAAACCAGTATTTTTTTCTATAACATCTTTTAATTGATCATTATAAACATTATTTACTTCAACTTCTCTTGTTATTTTATAATTAAAATATTTTATAAATTTGACATCATATAAATCTAAAGAATTTAAAGTTATTTTAATGAAATTATATTTAGGTGATCCACTTATTTTAAAAGAAAGAGAATTATTATCACCAGCTATATTTTTTGCACCCATCATAAACATGGCTTTTTTTCCAAGTTGATTATATATTTCTTTAGCTACTGTTAAATCGGAACTCTCAAATAGATGTTCATTGAAATTATTAACATTTTTCATATTCTAATTAAGTTATTTTTCTGATATTATTATTCATATTAAAATATATATTAAAATAATAAATTAATAAAATATTTTATCAATAATAATAAATAATTATCAAAAAATAATATACATAGTGTACTTTTTATAATTAGAAATATACCATATAAAAATCTTGATTTATATTTTAATGAAAAAATTTCATTAATTTGAAATTAATTCATTATTAAAAAAAACTTGTTTATCAATTAAAATAAAATAACTTAAATCATAATTAAAATAATAATCAAATTTATTATTATTTTCAGATTTTAATTCAAAATGTATAACCCATTTTGATGAAAATTTATTTTCACTACTAAAATATAATATTTCTATTGTTTTTAAATTAAAGGCAGAACTATAATAATTAACATTATATAAATTTCCTTCTAAAATATATTTTAATTTTTTTGGATCAGGTAATTTTAAATATGTTTCATAATTTATAGGTTCTATTTTAAAATTAACATAATCAAATAGATTTGTTATTTTATTTTCAACATAAATATATTTATCAATTTCATATAATTTTTCACCATAATTAAACTTTAAAACAACCCATTCATCTTTATTGAAATATTCATCAATTTCATATTTTATTTTCTTGTTATTACAAGATGTAAATAATATAATAATAGCTAATATTATTATATAAAATGTTTTCTTTTTCATAATATTTATTTTTTAAAAAGGTGAATTTTACAAATATAAATTCACCTTTTTATTTTTTATTTATTTTTTTTATCGTGTTCTATATAATAATTAATAGAAAAAAGAAAAATAATAGAACCGAAAAATGTAATTAAAAGAGGTATGAATTCTTTTAAAACTAAAAGTACTTGATTTAAAGTTTCTGTATTCATTTTAATAAATTTTTAAAAAATTAATAATATTATATAAAAATAATAAAATATATTTAAAAAACAAAAAAACCAAAGAAAAATTTTAAATAAAAATATCTTTGGATAAAATAAATAAGGTAATTATTAATTTAATATATTATGAAAATCATTAATATTATTTTTTATAAAATTTGATTTTTTAATATTATTAATTAATTTGTCATTTGTATCTTTTATTTCTGCAATTAAATGAGAATCTTTAGTATTAATTAAAAAGAAACATTTTACATTACGATATGTATCATAAGATACAGTTAAAGGAAGTATCATTACACATCCAAATAAAGCTACAATAGAAAGTGGTACTACTATAAGTTGTGATATTTCTTTTATGTGTTTTTTTTGAGAAATAATTTTATCAAAATCAAAAACATTTCCATTAATTAAATAATTTGTATATTTCATAGGTTATAAGGGTTTAAAAAAATTTTTTAACAAATATAATATTAGTTTTTATATTATAAACAAAAAAATGAAAAAAGTTTAAAAATCTTTTTAAAACATAAACTTTATAATAAAAAAATACTATATTTGTAAAATAAATATTAGTATTATGCATTATAATGATAAAGAAGCAGTAGAAAATAATATACTTGAAGTGGTTATTTATAAACACGCTGATTTAACAAAATCTCATAAGTTTTATTATCAAGTCACATCAATTCAGAATTGTAAATATGTTCGTGTTGGGTTATTGTTTTGGTTTTTAAAAAATCCCGATAAATTTTTTAAAAAATTACCAGAATTTAAATTATTAAAAGAAGAAAACTGGTATTATGTAGTATTAAAAGGTGATGGTAATGGTAATTTAATAGTTGAAAATGTGACTAACGTTACTGATAGTGAAAATGATTTTCATAGATTACATTGATTATGGGAATGTTTGATAGAGTTATAATAGAAGATATTGATATATTACCTATATCAGAAAAAGAAAAAAATTCTTTTAAGAAAAGTTATGAGTTACAAACTAAAGATTTTGATTGTATATTAACTGAAATTTATATTACTAAAGAAAAAGAACTTAAAATAGCAAAATGGAAATATGAATCTGTTCCACCAGAAGAAAGACCATATCCAAATGCAACTGGAATTAAAAGTTTAATGGGTTGTATTAAAAGAGTAAATGAAAGAATAGTTAATAAAAAATATACAGGTAAATTTAGATTTTATGGTGAAGATAACAATAAAAAATTTTATACATTTGAAGTAAAATTTAAAAAAGGTATATTACAAGATATTAAATTAATTGATGAAGAAAGAGAAATGTTAATTGAAGAAAGAAAAGAAAAATTAAAAAAAATAAATAAATAATATGAAAAAAGTAACCTTAGTTTTAATGATTTTATTATCATATATATCTTTGTATTCACAAGATAGTATTCCTAAAACTTTTTATGGTATTATCTATGAATATAGATATTGTACTGTTGAAAAAAATAAAATATCTAAATGGAGTGAATGGACAGAAGTTGATAATAATAATAATATAATTGTATATTTCGATTGGAATTTTGGTTTTTTTGGTGTTACTAATTCTCAATATAGTAGATATATGTTTTTGAAACAAGAATCTGATGAATATATTGATAATAATAGAATATTTAAAATTCGTAGCGTAGACGAAAGTTATGTTATTTGTAATACTGATATATCTTTTAAAAAAGATAAAACAATTCAAATTAGAATAGAATATAGTAATATGATGATAGAATATAAATTAAAAAATATTAAACATGGTTATCCACATGAATTTTTTAAAATGTTACAATTTAAAAATGATAGTATTAATAATTTAAAGCAAAAAAATATTTTAGATAATAATTTGTGTTAATATTTGTTTATATTAAATATCTTTTATATATTTGTACTTTAAAAAAATAAAAATTATGAAAAAAATATTTTTATTTCTATTTCTTTTTCCTTTTCTTTTTTCTTCATGTAAAGAAGAAAATAAATATGTAATCGTAAAAGGTTCATTATTAATGGAAACTGAACAACTTGTTCTCTTTAAGAAAGATAGTGAATCAGGAAAATCTTTTTATGATACTGAATATAAAGTAGCTGGTAAAATATTAATGGAAAATGATTCTATGATTTTTATTTGTAAAGAACCATTCCCAATTGATGATACTATTGGTTGGCTTGGTGATTCTCTTTATGTGAGTGATTATTTCAATAAATTATTTTAAAAACTAATAGTATGAATACGATAGATCAAGAAAGACAATGGTTAATTGATAGAAATAAAGAATATCGTGCAGGTGATCCAACTGTTTCAGATGCAGTTTATGATGAAAGATATTACAAATTTTGTGAACAATATCCAGATGATATTTTAGCACAAGATAGTGTTATGGAAGAAATTCCTGATGATAATGATAAGGAAAAAATGCCTATTGCTATGTTTTCTTTGAATAAGAAAAAATCTATTCAAGAAATTAGAAGTTGGGCTAAAAATAAGGGATTACCAGAAGATGTTGAATTAATAGCTACATCAAAATATGACGGTATATCATTATGTAATGATGAAGAAACTAATAATAAAACCTTAACAAGAGGTGATGGTTTTTTTGGTCAGAATAGAACTGAACATTTTAAATATATTAACAAAGAATCTTTTTTCAGTTCGTTGAATGTAAATAATCACAATTTCTATTCATATGGTGAGGCATTAATACCTAAACCAGCATGGAAAGAATATTTTGAAGGTAAAATTAACCCTAAGAATGGTAAGTTGTATAAAGCTGCTCGTAATACAGTTGCTGGATTGTTTAATAACAAAATACCTACACCAGATATTTTAAAACATGTGGTTTTTATGCGTTATGGTCTTGTAAAGAAATCTGGTGAAGAACTTTCTAAAATTGATCAGCTTGATACATTAAATTGTTTAAATACAATTGAAGTACCATATGTTGTTTTAAAATTGAATGATGAAAATCTTAAAGAGAAATTGGATAACCTATATAAAGAATGGGGTAAAATGTTTGATATTGATGGTATTGTTCTTGAATTGAATGATATCAGTCTTCGTCAAGACTTAGGTAGGGAAGAAAATAATAATCCAGCTTGGTCAATAGCATATAAAAATCCAGAATGGGCTGAAGTTAAAAAAACAAAGGTCATATCAATAAAAATTGGTGTATCAAAACAAGGTTTTTTCAATCCAGTTATTGGTGTTGAACCAGTTATTGTTGGCGGTGTTCAAATATCAAATGTCACTGGTTATAATATGAGATACGTGATTGATAATAATATTTGTATTGGTAGTGAAATTAATATCATTCGTTCAGGTGATGTTATACCTAAACATTTACAAACAACAAAATTTGTAAAATCAGATGTTGATAATTATATTAAGAGTTTAGAATATTGTCCATATTGTGGAACACAAACAGAATGGAATGAAAATAATATTCAACTTGTTTGTCCTAATGAAAAATGTTCAGAAAGAATGCTTTCAACTTTGATTTATTTTTTCGGTTCTCTTGAAATTGATGATTTTGGAGAAGGTGAAATTAAAAAATTATTTGATAAAGGTTATGATACACCAGAAAAAATTCTTACTATAACACATGAAGAATTAAAAAATATGGAAGGTTGGGCTGATAAATCTATTAACAAATTATTTTCCCAATTTAAAAAATTGAGAGAAGAAGGTGTACCACTTGCTAATTTGATGCAAGCTTTGGATTTGTTCAATGGTAAACTTGGTAAGAAAGTGGCTCAGAAAATTTTTGATGAATTTGATGGTGATTTTGATTTTGAAAATAATGTAGTTGAAAGATTATGCAATATTGATGGAGTTTCTGATATAACTGCAAATTGGTTTATTAAAGGAAGAAATTTATATTATTCGAAATATCAAAATTTCCCTGTTAAGATTTCATATATTCAAACACCCAAAAAAGAATTAACAGGTGATAAATATGTTGGTTTTTCTGTTTGTATGACAGGTTTCAGAGATGCTTCATTGGAAGATATTATTGTTAAAAATGGAGGAATTATTGCAAGTGGTGTTTCAAAGAAAACAACACATTTGTTAGTAAAAGATAAGGATACTACAAGTTCTAAAGCTACAAAAGCAAGAAGTCTTGGTATTCCGATTATGTATGTCAATGAATTTTTAAATTTATAAAACAATATTATGGAAAGTAATAAACTAAAATCTTATATTTTATTTTTTATTGTATTATTTTGTTCTTTAATATTAAATAGTATAGATTTTTTATTAGATAAAAATATAACATTAAATATATATGTATTATATTTAATGTTTATTGTAAGTTCAATATGTATAACATTAGAATTTATTTGTTTTGCTGTTGGTTTGGTTTATGTATTTAAACCAGATGATGAATATGAATTTAATAAATTGTATTAAAAATAAATTAAAAAATAAAATAAAATTATGGAAAAAATTGATTACAACTCGAAGAATTTGTTTATTGTTTATGCTGGAAATAAATATTTTGGTGGTAGATTTACTCTTTGTGGTATAAAAGATGGTGATTCTATAAAACTTGGTGTTTCTTTTTTGCATGAAGGTGATAAATTTAATAGAAAAGAAGGTAGAGAATTAGCATATGAAAGGGCTGTTAATAGTAATTGGAGAATTCCAAGTAAAACTGACAATCCAAAAAGTAATAGGAAAATGCTTTTTGTATTATCAGATAGCATTGAACAAAATTTAGAATATTATCGTAGACATTATATTTAATAATATGATAGATAATAATATTTTTAAAAATTATAAAAATAAAATAAAAATATCATGAATATAAAAAAAGGTCAACAAATAAAAATTAATTTAGAATCATTCAGAAAAGAATTAGATTTAAATTATAAATTATTTTATAAATCTATACCATTTAGAATGAGAAATAATGATTTTTATAAAAAACAAATTTCAGCACTTGAAGAAAAATATAATAGTGTTTTTTCAAAACTTGAAAAAGAAACACCATTAGTAACAAATGTTAATTCTGATGGTTATATTGATATAATTTTTTCTGATAAAAGTGAAAATACTATAAATTCAAAGCATGTTATAGAGATTGTTAGAGATGTAGTTGATGAACCTAAAATTGAATCTAAAAAAGAAGAATCTAAAATTGAACCTACAAAAAAAGTAGAAACAAAAAAAACTGAATCTAAAAAAATTGATTCTAAAAAATCGTCAACAATCTTTAAGAAGAAAAAGAAATAATTTAAAAATTAATATTATGGATTTTATTACTAAAAGAAAATATAAAAGAAAATCAATTATTTATAAAACAATTTTAGTTTTTTTAACTATTTTATTTTCTTCTTTATTCTTTATAGGTTTATTTAAAAATAATAACTACCTAATTTTTTCCTTTCTTATATTTATTTTTTTAAATATAAATATAACATTACATATTAGTAATAAATATGCAAATAAAAGAATAAAATATTTAAAAGATATAAAATTATATCGTCAGTATAATTTCTTACATCTTATTATTTTTAATATAAGGAAAAACGATTTTGTTATAGCTAATAAATATGTTTCAGGTGTACAAAAAAATGAAAAATTAGTAGATTTTATTCATCCATTTTTAATTAACGAATTGTTACACTCTAATCAAATGTTTATGAATAAATTAGGTGAAGATAATTTGAAAAATTTTTTAGATGAACACAATAAAAATAATATTTTTAATGAATAATCTTGAAAAAATAACATTCTTAGATAATGAAACTGAATATTTATCTGCAGATGGATTTGAAAATGCTATAATAGGTGTTTGTGGTGAAAAATTAGTATATTCAGTATCTCAGTGTATAAAAATACTCATGTTAAGGGATGGTCTTACTTTAGAAGATGCACAAGAATATTTTTCATATAATGTAGAATGTGCTTATGTTGGTGAAAAAACACCAATTTGGGTTGATGATACAATGTTTAATTAATTTTTTTATTTAAATAATATTTACTATATTTACATCAAGTTTAAAAAATAATATTATGAATAACAAAACATCAAAAAAAGCAATAATTTTAAAATTAACCTTTGTGGTGGTTATTATTTTTTGTTTTATATGTATTATTCTTTTGGTAAAAGAATATTCAAACATAAGACTTAATTACGAAAAATCTAAAGCTGAACAAAATATTGAAATTGGTAAAAGTGTAGGAAGAAATTCTATGCTTTTATATTTAGATAAAACAAAACAATTAAAAGATACTGTTACAATTGATATAAAAGATTTACTTATCATTGAAGATATTATTCAAACATATATGTTAAATAAATATAAAGATTGTAATGTTGATGAATAATTTAAAAGAAGAAATAAAGAAAATTAAAGATGAAAATAAAAGAATTTTATTTTTATCATATTTAAAAAAGAAAAAAATAGTTGATAAACAAATTTTCATATGTGATATTATTGTAAATAATAATGATATTCTTGAAGAATTCTTAAATATATTTGAAAATTCTTTACCGCCTGAATGGACAAAAGAAGTTTTATTGAACTATATTGGATATATTGAAAATAAAAATTAACATTATGTTTGAAACTTATGATATCTATATCGAAAGAACTACACGTGAATATATAATTCAAAAAGGTAAAGATGAAGCATTAAAATTTTTTGATGAAATGATACAATATTTAATTGATAAAATAAATAATTTAAAATATTGCGATCACGATTTTATTGATGATTGTCAACAAGGTATATATACGTGGGAAGAAAGAAAAATTTGTTTACTTAAAATAATTGAATAATATGAATTTATTTAAAGAATATACAGAAGAATTATCAATGATAAATATTGATAAACCAGAATTTGAAAATAAAGATAAAGTTCATGATTGGAGAAATTATGTTCCTTATGAATGGCAAAATAATTGGGAACAATTTACACAACGTGAACGTCAAATTATAGCTGTCATGGCACAAACACAAGCTGATAAAGAAGAATGGGATTAAAATAATTAAAATATATGTTATATAATAAAAAACTCATAGCAATAGCTGCAGTATCAACTGATGGTACAATTGGTGTGGATAACGAAATACCTTGGAGAATACCAGAAGATTTTAAACATTTTCGAAATACAACTATAAATAATACATTATTAGTTGGGTATGTTACTTATTTAACTTTACCAAAAAAAGCTTTTGAAAACAGAAATTATATAATTTTAAATAAAGATCAGGAAAATGATTTGATTATTGAAAATAATGGTGATTATAAATTATATTTCTGTAACGATATTTCTATATTAGAAAAATTAACTGATATAAATGAAATATATGTTGCTGGTGGTTCTTCTATTTATCAATTTTTAATTGATTATTGTGATGAAGCTATTATTACTTGGGTATATAAAGAATTTCCAAATGGTAATAGAAAATTTCCTATTGAAAAAATATTTTCAAATTTTGATTCAATAAGAGAAACAGATATACAAAGAAGTATATCAAATATATCTTACAAAATAATTTATTATAAAAAATATGAATGATATTATAAAATTTGCCGAATGGTTAAGGGTTAAATTTCAAAATAATCCAGAAGATTTAGTTGAAAACGATTGGTATGATTTATTTTATACTATAGATGATATTCATAATAAGAAATATACAACAGAAGAATTGTATATTTGGTGGTGTAAAAATGTAAATAAAAAATAAAATGGAAACTGGCAATCATACAGTTAGAACTTTATTAGGTGTTCAGTTATATGAAATAACTGATAATTATTTATTTAAATTAAGAGAAAAACAAAAAATACCTGAAAATATTTTTAAATTTTTACCTAAATATACTTTAAATGAAAAAAATAATAAATGTCCAACATTATCAGATTTTTATTTACAATATATGGGATTTTCATATAAAGATGAACCTCAAAAATTTTTAATTTTTAATCTTGATACCATAGATAGTTTATTGAAAGAAGAAATTGATAATGCTGGCTGTGATGATTTATTTAAAAATTTTAATTTTGAACATATTTTATCGGTATTCACACCACATACAGAAGAAGATTTAATGCATCACATAATACCAACAACAAATTATATTGTTGTTGAAATTAATTATGATATTACATTTGATGATTATTCTGGTGGTTATGATGGAGATTCAACAATTAGAATTGTTGGATATTTAAATGAAAAATTAGAAATAGTTTATTATTAAATAATATAAATCATGGATGAAATAAAACAATCAAAACAGGAGCTATTGGACTGTATTATTAATTTAATGGCTGTTGTTGATACACCTTTAGGTAGAAAACAAATTAAAGGTGATTTTGCTGATGATGCAAGAAAGATAGCGAGAAAAATATTAGAAGATAACAACAAATCTTTATTACCTGACTATAAATAAAAAAATATTTTTTATGAATATAGAAGAATTAATAAACACATTTAAAGATTTTGAAAATCAAACATCTGATGCTCTTAATAGATTTGCGGAAACTGATGTTAGATCAGAAGAACATAGATTAGCATCTAAAAAAATAAATATTCTAACAGAAGAAAGAAGAAATTTACATAAAGAACTTTTTAAAAATAATAAAAGTGATGATATGTATGATTATGTTCATGATTCTATTTTAGATGATGGCGAAGATATGCCAGTTGGTTATAAAGCTATTATTATTGATAGTTATTATGATGCAATATTAAGAAGAAATCATACAATAGCACAAATAATAACACCAAAAGAAGAAACATATTTTATTGATGTACCAACATATAAACGAGTTAAAATAGGAACTATTTATAAATAAAATTATGGCATTTATAGAAATAAATATTAATGGTAAACCATTTTTTAAAACTATACATGAATGGTTTTATGGGTTATTTCATAACAAATGTCCTAATTGTTATGGAAGTGGTAAAACATATGTTGGTAAACGTGGTTATTGTGGAAGTAGTTTAACTTTCACTTGTAGTAAATGTGGTGGAACTGGAAAATTTTTTAATAAATAAATATGAAAACAACAAAAGATATTGAATTAAAAACATATAAAATTCTTGCTGAAATTAGAGGTAATATGTTAAGTAAAATTCAGCAGCAAGCAAGAATTTGTGTTGAATATAAAAAAGAAAAACCAGATGAATTATATGAATGGTTTGAATATATAGCAAATCCTGATAAATGGGATTATTCTGGACTTTTGAAAAAAGAAGATAAAGCAGTACTTGAAGTACTTGAATATCTTCTTAATGATGATGAAAAAGAATTAATTAAATATAAAGAATGGAAGCCTTATGCACAGTGAAGATGATGTAAAGGAATATTTTGAAAATTATAAAGATACTATATTAAAGGTTGAAGATTTATTAAAATCTTTAACCGATAAAGAATATGGTGTATTAACATCATTAATACGTTCCAATAATTTCATACTTAAATCATCATTAAAAAATATGATGATTTCTTATAGTACAAGACAAAAAAATGAAAGAAAAAAATTAGATGATTCAATAAAAGTTTATTTGTTATATGATAAAGCTAATGTTAGTGTTATAGATTTACAATATCATTGGACTTATAATAATTTAGATCAACACGTTAAGCATAAACATATGAATACTATGACAAAACCACCAAGACAAGATAATAAAACTTATATAAATTGTGGTAGTGGTCATGATAATTATAATAGTATAAGATATCCAAGTAAAAAAAGAAAAACAGCTTGGAAAAGATTTTATAAACTATTTCCACATTTGAAAAAAGAAGAAAATAAAGATATTTAATTGTTTTTTATAATAAAAATTATTATATTTGTATTTTATAATTATATGGAAATAATTTGGAAATGTAAATATAAATATTGTAATTTTAGTGATAAAAGTAGACGAATTGTAGCTAAACATGAAGATAGTTGTGTATATAATTTGAAAAATAAATTATGTCCAACTTGTAAATATCATTATTATTCTGAAAATGAAAATTGTGAAGTTCTTTTTACATGTCCAAAATCTAAATTCATCAAAAGTATAATAATGGATAATAATATACCTTGTAAATTTTGGGAAGCACAAAATAATAAATTAGAAAGAAAACTTAAAATTAATAAAATTTTAAATAAATGAAATTAGTTTGGAAATGTGATTTTTGTAGTGAAACTGGAACTAAAGAAAAGATTAAAGAACATGAAAAAATATGTAATTTTAATCCTAAATTAAAATTATGTCATTCATGTAAATATCATGCATATAGTGGTTCTGAAATATTTGGATATAATGATGATTGTGAAATAAGTAAAAATTGTTTTAAAATCTTAGATGAAAAAATTCCTTGTGAATTTTGGGATACTGATGATATTTCTTTAAAAAGAAGAATGAAATTAAAAAATATTTTATAATATGGAAAAACATTTATATTTTGTTCCTATTAAAAAGAACTTAGAAGTTGGTGATATCTGTAAATCAAAATTAACAGATACTATAATAATTTTAGATGAAAATATCATCAAAATGATGGAAAGTTGTAATGATATTCATTGGACACCGTATCAAATGATTTTAATATCAAAAGATATTATCAAAACTGATGATTATTATCTTTATGATTTAAGTGACGTTACAGATAAAGGTAATGATTTTGAAATTATGAAATGTCAAGATGATGATGAAGCTGATAGATGTAATACACATTTTATGATAAAACATAATTGTTTTAAAATAATTGCTGCTTACCCAAAAATTGAAAATTTACCAACAATCAATAAAAATATTTTATCTTCAATCATAGAAAATAAAATTAAAGATGTTGATATTCAATATGATGATAAAAATGAATTAATGATAAATTCAGATAATGAAATTATCTTAAAACTTATTGATAGATTTTCTAAATCTACAAATACATCTTTATTTTAAAATTATGAAAAAACTTATTAACACTGATTCCGATTATTTTTGGGTTGTTGTATTACTATTAAGTGTAGTTGGTTTAATTACAATTGGTGTGTATCTATGTAAATTTTTTATTTGGTTATTTAATTGTTAGCACCAATACTACGGAAGTGCTTCGATTAAGCATTATGAATATATGTTATTATCATTTATATCCCAAGTTCCATCATTATCAATAGATTTAATTTGGTTAGGTTTAAATGTAACATATATGGTTGAAGCATCTTGATAGTCAACATCATCTATCCAACTATCTTTAACGTTAATAAAAATAACCCCATCATATTTACTTCTATCTACCATACCAACAATACCTTGTGTTGATGTTACACCATCTTCGGTTTCAATATCATCCCATTTTCTATCTTTTGCATCAATAATTAGTGGATTTTTTATTGATATAAAAACCTCATATACATATTCACCACCAGCATATCCGTCAGCATTCATATAATCATCTGTGAAATATGTATCACCCATAAATTCTTCAAAATCAGAATGAGAACCATGATAAACAGGTAATGGTTTTCCATTATAAACAACTTTACTACCACTAAACCATTTTCTAAAATTATTATTTATATTGGTTTCAATTTCTTGTTGTTCATTCACAAATTGTTTAAAGTTTTTCACTTTGTCTATCATTTGTCGTATTTCTTTACTCATCGTTTTATCTTTATATATAAATATTCCAAATTTAAAATTCCACTAAATAACCCGTACTGGTGCTAACATCGTGTATAAAACATAGCCAATTAAGGTCTGTGGTTTATATCAAGTGTTGTGCGTGGCTACGTTTCATACACGCAGCCGTTTATTATAATGAATAAATATAAAGAATTGACATTTTGTCAAAAAATAAAATATAAAGAATATTGTGATAACAAATTTAGAAAAACTAATACTTTTTCTGAAAATGGTAAACCACTTTATTTTGATAAAGATGGATATTTAATTAACACTGATTTAATTATAGATGTTCTATTTAAAGTAAATGAAAATTAGTTATTATTTTCTTTTAACTATTTTTATATTTAATTTTGGATAACGAATTTTTAAATTTTGAACTTCTTTTTTAGATTCTTTAGAACTAATTAAAATTTCAGTAATGTATTCTAAAATTCCATACATTTCTTCTTCTTCTACAATTTCTTCTTGTTCTTCTGGTATTCCATAATCAAATGGTTTAAATTCCCATTTTTTACTCATTTTAGTATAATCAAAAGATATTCTTATTTTATATCTTTCTTCAATATCTCCAACATATTCAATATCCCATAAATTAGGATTCCAAGTAAAAGATATATTTTCATATCCTCTTCCAAATCTACCATTAAAAGAACCAGATTGTAACGAATTACTATCTAAAATAGATAATAGTGAATCTATATTTTCAGTAAAATGATATATTATTTTATCATTATTAGAATTTTCATTAATGTAATTTTGATTTTTAATATTATCAATTGATATTATATAATTTTTAATATTATATATATATCCTTTTGGTGTTAATATAGTTTCTTCATCTTCATCTACTGTTTGTGGGTTGAATGGAATGTTATATTGTCTATACCAATAATCTTTTGGTTTAATTTTATAATTATTAGATAATTTATCACCATCAAGAGTAATTCGTATATTATTTTTTTTAAAATCATAATTTAAATTTTTATTTCTTGTTGTAGAAACACCATATATATCTTTACCGTTTTCTTCATACATAAAAGAACCAATCATTTTATTTTCATCTAAAATTTTATTTAAAGATTCATTATTAGTAAAATGATATAATAATCCAACTTGTTTTCCTTCATATATAAATTGTTTAAAAGTTTTCATAATATTAGTTTTATAATTCATCAAAAATAGATAAATCTTCTACTTTAGAATCATCAGCATAATGTGCATATGCTATTTCACCATTTGGATTTAATGTAGCACCAATTAAATGACTTATATCAGATATTTTTTTAGTAAAATCATAAATAAAATATTGAACAGTAAAAGCATTTGCATACTGTTCAAATGTTGATTTTGATGTACTTATACACCAATGTATTGAACCTAAATCATGAGCAGCTTTATAATCATTAACTTTTATCATTAAAATTTCAGGATTAGCTTCAATAATTTCAACATTATAATCTTTTATTTTTTCTAACATATTTTCTAAATTAAAATCACCACTTATATTTGTAATATAATCAATAGTATCACTTATTAATTTTTTTATTTCTTTATATCTACCACCTTTTTTTGAATATAAATCTACAATAGCTTTAGTGTATTTTATGTTCATTTTTAATAAATCTTTCAATTCTTTACTTTTTTCGGCAAATGAACGTGTGCCTGATGGTAATGCTTTTAACATTTGATTTACTTTTTTATCACCAGTATATGATTGAATATAATCATATAATTCTTCAAGTTTTTTAAAACTATCAAATGGTTTATTTATTGGATTATTTTGTAATTCTATAAAAGTATCTTTTATTTTATCAAAAGGTTCATGATCAACAACCATCCATTCAGTGAATTTACCAATATAACCCATATTATTTTTTAATAAGTCTTTCAGCTTAATGAAATCTGGATTTGATTCAGGTATTTTATGATCAAATAAAACTTTTTTTGCTTTTTGTAAATTTTCAAATAATTTATAATTTAACATAATAATATTAATAATATTTTTTCAGTATTATATATTAATTTTTTATAAACTTTTTTGTTAAATATGATAATAAATATTATATTTAATTAAAAATAACATTATGAATCCAGTAGAAAATAAATTTATAGAAGATTTTAAAAGAAGTGATAAATCTTTTTCAGAAAAATCAACTTTTTTAGAATTATTTATTCACCCATTTGGAAGAAAATATACTAATTCGGAATTGAAAGAAATTTTTCATTCTGGTATAAATGTTGGATTTCAACAAGGTTTATATTATAATAAACCAGAATATCAGAGATTACAAATGAACAATAATTGTAAAGATGAAAATCAAAAAGAATTTTATGAAAAATTTTTAAAATTATGCCAAGAACATAACATCAGAATTATATATCACCCATTAGAAGGTATGATGTTTGAAGATTTAAATAAGTGAAAATATAAAAATATGAGTAAAAAAATAATTTTAATTATTAGTTTTTTAGTGTTTATTAGTAATGTAAAATCACAAGATGTTTATATAGAATATAAATTAGAAAAAAATTATATTACTAAAAAATATGAAGTTAATGGAGAATTAAATATTGATTCTATAAATAAAAATGAATTATTTGATAAAACTTTTTATTGGATAAAAAATATTAAATATACATCTGATGGATATAAATGGATTAATTCATTTGATGATAATATATTAATAATAAAACAATATTTTAAACCTGAAAATAATTTATTAGGTTATACTGGTTTAAGAATAAGATTTGTATTAACTTTCCAGTTTTATGATAATAAAATTAAATTTAATTATTCTAATTTTTATTATTACAGTTTAAGTGATGGTAATAAGGTGTTTTTTGAAAGTGGTCTTAATGAAAATGATAAAAAAGCTAAAGATAAAATAATAAATGATGTTGAAGTATACACTAATACATTAATTAATGAATTAGAAAAATATATTAAAATTGTTTATTAATATATTTTTAATTATGAAATAAAATATTATATTTGTAAAAATAATTATTAATATGAAAAATATAAATTTAACCGTAGATTCTGTATTAAATAATCTTTTTAGTTCATTGTATGCAGATGGAAAAGGAAATATAACAATAGTTACAACATCAAATGAAATGACACCATATTTTTTAATTAATATGGCTCTTGAAAACTTAGGTATACAATTTAAAACAGATGAATATATTGACGATGATAATAATGTTGATACATATTTTGAGTTTAAATTATCTGATATTGAAAACATCCAAGATGATTGTCCAATTTTTTATAAAAAAATTAAAGAATTAAATTTTAGTAATTCAAAATCTGGTATAAGAAAAAATAAAATAGATCAAATAAATAAAAAATAATTTTATTCTTATTTTTTATTTTTGATATTTATATTTTATGCAAAAACAAGAAGAATACATACTTAATCACAAACTCACTAAAGGTGCTGAAATATCTCCAGTAGAATCAAATGATACTATCATATTAAGATTAACAGGAAAAGTTCTTAAAACAAAACTTGGATATAATGATATTGGAGATGGTGATACTGATAATTTTTTATTACAATATGAAATTATAAAAAGCAAATATGCTAAACATTCTACTATAAGATTTGAAAGCGGTGGTAAAGCTTCATATTGTGTAGATGAAACAAAATATAATAGATTTGGTCTTGGTGTTATAGATTATATTAGTGCGGGTATATTTACACACCCGATGATAAATAAAAATTGGAAAATAATAAAAGAAGGAATATGAGTAAAATATTAATTACACAACCTTTATTTTCACGTATTTGGGAGATGCCAAATTCAAACACATTTAATATTAAATGTATCAACAATTTGATATATAAATATTTCAAACCTGAATATGAAAGTATAGACCCATTTGCAAATAAAAATAGAATTGCTAAAATAACTAATGATTTAGACCCTGAAATGGGTGCTGATTATTGTATGGATGCATTAGATTTTTTAAAACAATTTGATGATAATAGTATAGATTTTGTTTTATATGATCCACCATATAGTCCACGACAAGTGAGTGAATGTTATAAAAAATTTGGTAAAACTGTAAATATGCAAACTACTCAGTCAAGTTTTTGGGGTAATTTAAAAAAAGAAATAGCACGAATAACAAAACCTGGCAGTATTGTAATTTCTTTTGGATGGAATACAAATGGAATAGGAAAAACAAAAGGATTTGAAATTATTGAAATTCTCATGGTTGCTCATGGTGGGCCACATAATGACACCATTTGTACAGTTGAAAAAAAGCGTTAATTTAAAATAATAAAATTAAATAAAACATGTAGTGTTATAATTTTTTACATATATTTATTTAAATATATATGCTATATGAAATATTTGAAAACATATAATGAAAGTCTTAGAGATAAGATGATACCTAAATCAGTAGAACAAATAGATAAAGAACTTTTTTCTCAAAAAGATATTTACATTTTTACACAATCTTTAAAAAACAATTATTTTAAAGGTGTAAAATATGCACTTGAAAGTGATTTACCAAATACTATTGAATTTAGAAGTTATTTAAATCAAATAATAACAATTATGTTTAGTAATAAATTAGATAAAGGTATTTCACTATTATTAATAGAAAATGATAAAATAAGAGAAAAATTAGGAGAATTTAAAATATATATTTATGAAAAATACATTATAGGTTTACATCAAAATGAACAAAAAGATTGCGAAAAATATTTTAAAGAAAAATTAGAAGATTTAGATATATTTAAATCTAAACTAAATGATAAAATAATAGTTTATAAAAAAAATAATGTAGCTATAATAAATCATGATAAACAATATAATAATTATATTATAAATGATGAAATATTCACATTTTTATCAAAAAAATTCAATTTAAATTATAGTGAAAGTTATATTTTAATAAAATTCATGTTAGAAAAATATTTAGATACTAAAAATATTTTTATAAAAAAATCAGAAAATTTATATAATAATTAAAAATGAATTATAAAGTAGAAAAACTTCTCAATGGTGAAACGTTTGTAACCAGAGAGAAAGGTAACTCAATGTTGCCATTAATTAAATCAGGACAAGAACACGTATTAGAACCAGCTAAATGGGAAGATGTTAATGTAGGTGATATTGTATATTGTAAAGTTAAAGGAAGATTATATACACATCTTGTAAAAGCAAAGAATAATGATAGAGGTTGTTTAATAGGTAATAATAAAGGTAATATAAACGGATGGACAAAACAAGTTTATGGAAAAGTTATAGAAGTCATCTAATTTTAAAAATATTTTTTTTATAACTAATTTATTATTAGTTTTGTATAACAAAAACCAAAACTAATAATGAAAAATTTATTATTTTTAATATTTTTCTTTGTAATTTATACAGTTAACGCCCAAGATAATAAGTATATTCCAAGTAATTGTGGCACTGTATTAAAGCATGAAAACTATATATTATCTTATGTTAAAAAAATTAATAGTTCTGAATGGGTTTGTTATGAATTATCTTATCCAGAAATTAATTGTATAGCAACCAAAAGATATAATTATTTCATTCAAGATAAGTTTATTTTAGAAGGAACACCAAAACACAATGATTATACTAATAGTGGATATGATAGAGGTCATCTTGCACCTGCAGCAGATATGTGTTTTTCTCATGTTGCTATGCTTGAATCTTTTTATACTTCTAATATATTACCTCAAACACCTAAATTAAATAGATTTACTTGGAAATATCTTGAATATGATATCAGAAATTATGTAAAAAAAACTAAATATAATTTGTATATAATAACTGGTGGTATATATTTAGATTCTACTAATTATATAGGTGTTGAAAATAAAATCTTAGTTCCAACACATTTATATAAAATTATATATGATGATATTAACAATAAAATAATAAGCTTTATTTTTCCAAATAATAATGATATAGACAACAAAATATTGAATTATCAAACTACTATTGATGAGATTGAACAAAAAACTAATATTGATTTTTTCTGGAATATAGAAGATAATAAAGAAATAGAATTAGAAAAAAGAAAAGATAAATATTTTTTAAAAAATAATTTTTAATATATACTAAAAAATAAATGTATTTAGTATGGAAAATATTAAAAAATATTCAGAATATAACGTATCAGAAAGTCTTAATGATCCAAAATATCCAGAATTGGATGAAATAGCAGAAGAATTAGCTTCTGAATTCTCAGCTATTATAAATAATAGAACAAGAAATATATCATCTGAAATGCCATATAGAGCGCAGTATGTTCTTGAAGAAGTTATTAAAAAGTTACAAGAAAGAGTTTAATATGATAACTAATTTTAAAGATTTTTTAAACGAACAAGTCTTAGAATTAACATCATTATCCAAAATTGGAGATAAAGAAATAATTATATCTGAAGATAATTTAAGAGATATATTTGATTTTGTTGGAGAAGGTATAGATACAGTTACTTTTAAACCAGAAACAAATGAAGTTAGAATAACATTTAATGAAAATTCTATTGGTGGTATATCTTTAGATGAATGGAATAAAGTAAAAAATATATTAAATAAGTTTAAAGGTAAAAATGGTTTTTATGATTATTTAATAAATACAAATCATAATTATATTGAATTAACATTTGATTTTAATGATTATCCAATAGGGTTTTGATTTATTAATATTTTTTATTATATTTGTATTTTAAATATAATAAAGTGTACGTCAATATAACAAAATATAAAACTAAACAAACAAGGAGTGTTTATCTAAAATACTCAAATGATGATTTATATTCATATTTTGAAAAATATGAAATATCTTTAACTGGTGTTTATAAACAAATTAACAAATCAAGTTTTGTAATTAAATTCAATATGAAATCAGAAAAATATGATTATTTAAATTATAATTATAATTATCCTGTTACAGACACATTTGGAATAAATGTTTGTTTTGATAATTTTGAAAGAAATTCATTTTTTTATTTATTTTTCTTAATATTAAAGGAAGAATTAGAATATTTTATATTAAATGTAAATAATCATAAAATAAGTAAGTTTACATTTGACCAGTTTTTGGATTCATCACATAACATTATGTTAATTCATTATAAAATAAGTAGAGAAATATTTGAAAAAAATATTTTGAGTAAATATAAAAAAATTCTTAAAGAACATAAAATACCTTTAAGTATATTAAATGATAATCATCATTTACATAAAAAATATGAAACTGCCGTTAAAATGTTAGTTAATTTGACTTTTGAAGAGGTTACAAAATTAAAAAGATTAGAAAAGATTAACCAAATTAATAATTAATACATTATGTGGACAAACAACTATAATCCAGAAAAAGGAGATTGGTATATAGTTCTTTTAAATGGTAAACGTATGCCTATGAGTTGGAATTCTTATAATGAACTACAACTAAACTAAAGATTTAGTAGTTTCATTAAAAAGGTTAAACTTTTTAACAACACTTGAAACATCAAGTGGCTCGTTCATAGAAGCAAAGTGATTTTCAAACCATCTGTTTAAAATATTTATGGCTGAATTTAAATCACGATCAATAATAATGGTGTTTGATAATTGAACTTTTCTATCTTTTAATTCAATTTTTTTATCAAAAATTTTTCCTGTCAAACAATTTAACTGTGTAGTCCATTTTTCATCTATTTTTGTTAAGTTAATATTTTTTGCTTGACATTTATAAGAAAGAAATTGTAAAAACATATTAATATTAGAATGATGAAATGATTTTCTAACACCTTTTTTATTTTTATTTATTCCTTCTGAATTCATCAATTTTTTAACACTCAAATCACCAACTATAATTGTATTATAGTTCATATTCACTAATTTTTTACTCTGAATATGTAGAGTTTGTTTTATTTGACTATTCTTTTTATGATAACATTTATTTAAAACTTTTTTTAATTTTATATTTCGTTTTGAACCTTTAACTGTTTTACTTCTTTTTTGTTGTATCTTTTTTATCTGTTTTTGAAAATATTTATTTATATTCTTAGATTTATTTTTTATTATAACTTCATTTCCTTTATTATCAATACCATGACATAATTTTTCTAAACCTAAATCTATTGCTAAAATTTTTGTTTTTATATTTAAAATATCTTCATATTTTATTTTATTATCAACTACTAAATCACACAACCATTTATTATTTTTATATTTTATTCTTATTTCTTTTATATTTAATGTTTTAATATTTAAATTTGATTTATAGTAAAATGATATTTTGTTAATTATAATTTTATTATCATCTTTAATTATCCAACCAGATTGATTCCAATTTATAGTATGAAAAATATTATCTTGAATTTTCTTTGGTGGTCTTGCTGTTTTATCTTTTTTTATTAAATTAAAAAATGAACGATAAGAACCATATAATTCTGATGATATTGTTTGTATTGCTTTTGAATTTAATTTCTTCCAATTTATATGTTGTTCTTTTAAATCTGGAAGCATATTATTTAAATCGAAATTATTAAATATTTTTTTGTTTGTTTTATATTCATTTTCTTCTATATCTAAAAGCTTATTCCAAATATCTTTTCTTATATCAGATAATTCTTTTAATTGGTTTATCTGATTAATTGTTGGAAATATTCTTATTTGATATGTTTTCAATTTTTATATATACTTTTTTATAATCATATATATAAAATATTTATAGTCTATTTTTCTTTTTTATTCTTTTTTGTAAATTTTTAAAATATTTTTATTATATTTGAAATTCATACACGAAACTAAAGATTTCGTGGTTTTCTTTCAATGAAAATATAAATTTTGGGCTGATTTTGGTGGTAAAACTTATAAGCCAGACCAAATTGACTGTTGGCTTGATGATGAAAAATGTAAATAATTTTTTTATTTTTATAATTATTTGTATCTTTGTGTTATAAATTTAAAACTATGAGTAAATATAAATTTTACATCGGAGAAAGGCACAACCCACAATTAAGTAAGCCATATTATAAAGCATATGGTCAACTGAGTGTGAAAGATGCAAAATCTAAAGAAAACTGTTTATATGGCTCAATGTATTTAACACCGTATGATACGGAAGAAGAATACATTAAAGCTATTGATAAGTTGAAATCGGAAGATTTTAGAGTTTCTTAATTCATAAAAAGAAAAATTATGATACGAACAAGACTTTTACTAAAAAGAGATGAATTGTTCAATTGGTTGCAAAACCCTGATATCGTGAAGATTGAAATGAACAACTATGACAACAGAAGGCTTAAAAATAAGACAATATGTGATTGTGATGTTTATCACAGAACTTCTGTTGGTGAAATCCATTCAATTCTTGGTAATTGTGCTGCTCTTGTTAAAGAAAGTGATACTGTATCTCACATACTAAGTCCAAAAGATCATTCTTTTTTAAATGGTTTCCAAACTCAAAAAACTTATGGTTATCTTACAAGAAAGATGGTTAAGCAACTATTAAAGATTGAAGAAGATTACAATGTTAAACTTAACATATCAAAAAGAATTCGTAATATTGTTAGTACATATTCAACAGAAAACATTAAATAATATACACTATGAGTAATATAATAGAAAAAATGGAAAAATTTAAAAGTATGCTTTTAAATTATAAAGATTCTGAATTAAAAGAAGCTTGGGAAGAATTAAGACATCTTTGGGAAAACGGTGAATTTTCTAAAGATTATAAACATGTTAAAGAATTAGTTACTTTAGCAAGAGAAATTAACCGTTCTTTAAATATTACTTTTGTTGAAAGAGAACTTTTACTTGAAATGTCGAGAAGATTTATTAGTAACCTTTAAAAATTATAAAAATGATTAAAACTGGAAAAATAAACCATTTTACTGGTGAAGAAATTCTCAGAGCAGAAGAATCTGATATTAAGTTTTTTGATACTGATTGGAATGATCTTACAATTGAACAGAAAGCAACGTTTTGTTCTTTCATTCAAGTTGGATTTTTAGGTAAATCCAATGAAGAAGAAGTAATGTGTCTGTATGAATACTATCAGTTGAAAAACAGAATATTGGCTTAAATGATACTTTGGACAACAATATTGGATAGAATTGAAAAAATCATTAAACCTGATGATAACATTAGGTTTATTGATATTAGATATCTTCAATCTTGGATTACTAAATATCCAAATTGTTTTCCTAAATTCATACAGAAAAATCAACATAATATTGTTTTTAATTCTAACAAATTGAGGTATGAATTTTATAGAACCAAATAACAAATTGAGTTTCATAAGCAATTATTGGAAAGAATTAAAAATCATTACTAATTCTATTGAAAATGAATTACCTATTGTTGGTCAAAAAAATGTTCAAAAAGTTGGAAAAAAATTAAACATTGTTCAATATAAGGATATAAGTAATTGGGATGTTAAAAATATGTTTGGAGAATCTGCATCATTAAAAGCATTAGCAAATAAAATAACAAACATGATATTTAAAGGTGATGCACCTAATGTTGAACCAATGCTACGTAGAATTTGTTATAAAGGAGTTCATAAATTATCAACACCTGCTTCACATAAAGGTGATAATGGTGAATTTCTTGGATATGGACATTTCAGATGGAATTGTGGAAAATTTTATGTCTTAACACCAGAAGAAATTGAAAGAGTAAAAGAATATTTTAAAATTTGAAACAAATAAATTATAAATATATGGATAACGATAGATTTGCAAACAATTCCTTTAAAAGAGTGATAGTGATATCAGCACCAATTTCAAACAGATATTGGACTACTGGTTGTGAAGGAGTAATTAATAATGGTAAAATTCGTGTATCTGGTTGTTGGTTTGATTTTGATTATCGTTGGGAAGTTGAACATAAAAAATAATTAAAAAAATGTTAACAAAAGGTAAGTTTCTTTTTAAGAAACAATGGTATTCTATATGTAGCAGACATCAACATTATGAATGGCATTGTGAACTTTGTAATATTGGTAGATGGCACAATATCTTCTTATCAAAAATAAGTCATTTTATATTTAATCATTTTGAGAAATTATGGATTTTCTGTGTAAATATAAAACCTAAACTTGGTCTTACAAAATTATCACAAAAATATAGAGATAAATATTATGAGAAGATTAATAAAAAAAAGAATTAACGAATTAGCTATTGCTAATCATAATTTTTCTAAAGATAATTTCCGTTGGAAATCTTTTATTGTTAATACTGATAGAGGTTTATACCATATATCAGAAATTAATTATGATTGGTTAAGTGATGATGAATTACTTAAATTATTTGAAAAACTTATAAAAAATCATTATAGACAAATGTAGTATGAAAAAATTAAATCATTAGAATAATGAGGGTTCATTATAATATGATTCTGAATGTTAATCACTTATTTATTTTTATAAATAAATCTATTATTTCCAAATCTTCCCAATTAATTTTTTCGTATTCTCTCTTAAAATTAAGACGTATATCATCTTTTATTTCATTTAATGAATAAATATTATTATTTTTTAATAATATTGAAATAATAGCATTTTCTATCCTTTCAAATATATTAACATAAGACATTTTCCAAGATTCAGGTGAATATAATTGATTATTTGAATTTTTAATTTCACATGAATAATCATCATATTTGATAATTTTACCAATAAATTCTGGATATTTTTTTCCAATATATGAATATGAACACCATTTCCCCATATTTTATTATATAAAATATTATATTAAAAGTTTTTATTTTTAAATAATTTTTACTATATTTGTTACAAAATCTATACATATGAATATAGAATTATTTAAACAAACGACAAGAGAAGATTATGAAAGACGTTTAAAAAATGTATTACAATCTATCTCAGAATATGAAAATAATGAATTATTTAAACGTATCATGAATTATGATAGACAAATGTTATATTCATGTATGGGTAATGTTCTTGATATTAGTCAAACATCAGTATTACAGAATAGAGATGAATTAACATTTCTTGAATCTGTAACAGGTTTTATTAGTTATTATATGCAAGATGATGGTGAAGTTTGTATAAGATATCAAAAATATAACATAAATAATGGTGAATTTGATATTTGTGATATAGAAGATAAAGGTGCAAGACCATACTTAGATTTTGCTACTGATGATGATGAAATAGCAAGAGAAGAAGAAGTTTTATGGTTATTAGATACAGTTGAAAACAACCATAAGTTACAGCATGAAAGACTTTCAAAACATTTCACCAAAATTCAAAAAGAAAAAAAAGAAAAAGAATTTATTGATTATAATATTTAAAAATTTAAAAAATGGAAGAAAAAACTATTAATAATTTATTGAGTAAATTTCCAGAAAATTGTAAAAATTGGACAAATGAAGATATGAGGAAATTTGCATTATTTATCGGAGTAAACTATAAAAAGTTTAAAAATGATCCTGTGGAAGAAATTTTTAATTCTTTTTTAATGCAACATATTTAAACGTTAAAATGATAACATAAAATATGGAAGATAAAAAAAAGAAATTGAATGTAGCAGTTATTGGTACTGGAGGATTATCAAAAGCTGAACGTGTTATAAATCTTATTGAAAAAGAAAAGGTTACAATAATAGACACCTTTGCTAACACACCTATGATAATAAAAGCATTACCTGAAATTGTAGATGATTATAATAATTTATCTCTAACAAAAAAAGAAAAACAATATAAAATTCTACCAATCAACACTGAACCTAAAATTGGAAGAAATCAACCATGTACATGCTTTTCTGGTAAAAAATATAAACATTGTTGTGGAAAAATAAACAAATAAATATATGTGTAAGATAAATAAATCTTGTAATTTTTGTTTTTCATATAGACCAGAAGAAGTTGGTGATTCCGATTTTGGAGCTATATATAGTGATATATCATCTTGTGAAAAACAATTAGATTTTGATGAAAATTCAGAAAACAATTTAACACCTGATTTTGATAGAACAATTGAAAGAGATTGTTGTAAATTAGATTTCTGGAAAGTTCTTGAATATGATGATGAACTGAAATCTTTTTTTGATAAAGAAATGATGTCTGAAGGTGAACCAGATTTTGAAAAAATAAATAATTTCTTCAAAGAAAAATATAAAATATAATATGAAAAAACCAGAATTTCTTAATGAAAAAAAATTAATTTCTATATCTAAAGAAAGTTTTTATAAAAAAAAATATAAAGATTATAATTTTAAAAAACAACTCGAAGCTTTAAAGAATTCAAAGTCATTTTCTACAAAAATGAGAGATATAAGAAATGTTATAGTTGATAATCTTGATGATTTTTTGATGTCTAATGATGATTTTGATTTTTCGAAAAATAACTTGACAATAACAAAAAATGGTGACGAAATTATAATTACTGTTAATAATATTAGAGAAGAAAAAATAAAAAAAATATTTAAAGAAGATGAATGATAAAGATAATAGATTAAATTTTCCAATACCATCTAATTGGAGATATGATTTTCGTGAAATATTTCAGACAACATTAGAAACAAAACACGAAAAAGTAAGAAAAGGTATAAATGATGCTGTTGAAAAATTCTTAAATGATAATTTAAATGACGATTTTACTGATAAAGATATAATTGTCAGGAAAATAAATGGTGAATATATAGCATCATTAGATAAGAAAAGAAATGAAAAAATAAAACAAATATTTAAAGAAGATGAATAGCGATAATGATGACTTTGATTTAGACCATATATTTGGTAATTTATTAAGAGATGATTATTTGACTGATTCTTATGTTGAAAAAGAACCTTATAGTAAAAAGGATATTTTTAGAAAAAAAATAGATGAAGCAGTTGAAGAATTTATTGATAAAAATGAAATTTTTGATTTTGAAAAAAAGGATATAATCATCAAAAAAATAGATGGTAAATATAAAGTGATAATTGATAATAAACGTAAAGAAAAATTAAAACAAATATTTAATAAATAAATTTAAATTATTAAATTATGAATTCAAATATGATAAATAAAAGAAAAAAATATAATACTAAACAAATTAATAGTATTACATCTCAAATACCTAATGACCATTGGATTACAATTAATACAATTAATACAAGAAAAAAACCTCTCGACCCGTTTAGAGAAACAAAAAGCACTATCAGAAATGTTATGGATGAATTTTTTGAAAATAATAAAGATTTTGATGAAACAAAGCATGATCTTATTATTAAAAAAATAAATGGTGAATATAAAGTTATTGTTGATAAAAAGAGAAAAGAAAAAATTGATAAAATATTTGAAGATGATGATATTTAATAATATATCTGATAAAAATGTATGAAAAAATTTGTAATAGATTTTGATTTAGATGAAGCCTTATCATCAAAAAAACATACTATTATTAATAATAAACCTATCAATCTTGATGAATATACAAAAAAATTAATTAATGCTATAATATATTTTATTAATGATATTGATCCAATAATATATTCATATGATAGATTAAAAGTTACTGTTTTTGAAAAATCAATAGATGTTGAATTTTTATTAAGAATACATGTAACTAGGTTAGCTTATTTTTATGATGATTATTTATTAGATGATAATTGTTTTTATGTTTTTGAGAATAAAAAAGAAAAGCTTAATTTAATTAGAAAATTGAAAATTAATAAAATATCATGACTGAATATATCATAAAAACAAAGAAACAAGAAAATGGTTTGTGGGGTGTTCCAACAACAGTTACATATTATAAAGGTTTACCTAAAAATTTTGAAAATCATATAACAGTTACATATTATAAAGGTATACCTAAAAATTTTGAAAATCATATAATAGAATCTGCTGTATTGATATCTTTATATGAAAATGGTACAATACCAGAAAGTGTATATTCTTTTGGTAATGGATTTAAAATATCATTTAGTTCAGGAAACACTGCGAATTATAATTATGAAAATTATATGGTTGTTGATAATACACTTTACATATTCACTGATAAAAAAGAAAAAATTATCTTTCAAAGAAAAATGAAAATAAAAAATATTTTATGTTAAAATTTGATATAGATATAAGTACATGAGGACTTTTTATAAAAAATATGATTTGACTAAATATATACAAAATGGTAAAATACAATTACCACTTAATATTATTCACATATCAATAGAAGATGGTGTAACTGAGGAAAAAATTGAAATAGCTAAAGCATTAACTGTTGTACACAATGATAAAGATTTAAATATAAATTATACTAAAGATGTATTAGTTTATTTATCTATATTAAAAGATAGTTTTTTTTATTATCAAACGAAAAAAAAAAAAAAAAAACCATTTTGGAGATTTGAAGGTGTTTACACAAAATATATTATTCATGAAAATTTTCTTTATTATTTTTATGAAAAAGATAGAAAGATTGTGGAAAGAATGATAAAAATAGAAAAAATAATAAAATAAAAGAAGTATATGGAGATATATAACATCTCAAAATATGATATAACTGAAAATATATTTCATGACATTGAAATAATAACTTTCAATAATGATAAAATAAATACTGCTAAAATAGTGGCTAATGTTTATATCAAGAGTGGAAAATTTAAAGATTTTAATGTTAAAGAATATCATCTTAAAATAGAAGATTTAAAATTTTATATAACCACTATTAGAGAAGAAGGATATCCAAGAATAACAATTGAATATTATTATGATAATTTTAAAATTATTGATGATTTTTTATATAGATTTTATACTAAAGATAAATATAAAATTGATAGAATAGAAAAATTAAAAGAAATTACTAAATAATATATGTTAATTAATTACGATATAAATTTATTTTCAAAATTAACAGATCAGGAAAAATATAATATAAGACAAATTTTTTCTGATAAAAAAAGTAGTGAAAAATTTTTAAAAGAAAATTTTTTATGTAATTTTAATAAAAGTAAAATATATTATTTTAACGAAAAATATGTATTAAACATTTTTCTTACTAATTACTATGATTATTCTATCTTAGAATATAAAATTTCTGATTTTAATTATCAGAATGATATAAATGGTATAAATAATAAAATTATAAATTCACATCGTAATTATATTAGAAAAAATAAAATTAAAAAATTGATGAATGAAGTATAATTTGTCATTAAGATATAATACAGGTTTAGATAATAATTATATTTATAATATATTTTCTAATGAAGAAAATATTAAAAAATTTTTAAAAGAAAGATTTTTATGTCCTTATTATGTGGGTGATATTTATTTTTATAGTGAAGATGTTGTATTATATATTTATCTTTTAGGTGAACAGCCAGAACCAGTTTTTGGTGTTATTAACTTAAATGTTAACGATTTTAAGAAATCAATAAAAGACATAGATATAGATGTAATGAAAGCTTATTCTAAATATATTAGAAAAGAAAAAATTAAAAAAATAAATATTTTAGAGTAAAATGGAAAAAATTAAAAACACGTTAACTATAACAAGTTTTTCAATTATTAAAAATGAAGAAATTGAGAAATTTTTAACGAATTTATATTCGAATGAAAATTCTGAAATTATACAAAAATATGAAAATGATAACTTGATAACAGTAATTGATGATACAGAACATATATATTACTATAATAAAGAATACATATACTGTAAATTTAATAAATATTATTTTACATATTTTAATACTTCAAAAATAAGCTACAAACCAGATTTTATAAAAACATATAATAAATTTCTTAGAAAGAAGAAAATTAAAGATATACTTATATGA